CTAGTCGGACGCGGCCTGACGCCGCACCGCATCCAAGATCACCTGCGTGTTGGATGCGGATCTTGGGAGATTCAGCCGGACGCGAAGGGCCTCGAGATCGTCGCCCATCTCCGCGTACTGACGCGGGGAGAGGGTCAGCAGCACCTCGATCAGACCATCGGCGGGCGGCGCCTCGACCTGGGCCATCTCGGCCATCGCTAGCTGAACGCCCCCAGCTTTATTCCCTCTCCATTCACTTCATTCATGGTCTATTCAGCCCTTCCCTCTATCTGACTGCTGCCCCTGCTTGGACTCCAGAAAGCGTCGAGCGTTCTCCCGGTCTACTCGGCTGGGTATAGGTGCGGGAGACGGATGCGGATCGGGGATCACCGGCGTAGGGCGCGTCTCTCCGGCGCCGATGACGTAGACGCCGCTCCGAAACCGACGGAGCGCTCGGCGCACCACCTCCTCGATGCGCGGGTCACAGGAGCCGACCTGGCAGCGGGGATCTCCACAGCCGGCAGCGCGCTTCAGGCAGCGCTTACAGACGAACTGCGCATCGACAGCGGCGAGTGTCGATTCCTTCGGCGTCGAGCCGATGACATAGCCGCACAGGGCCTCCTCGACTTTGAAACCTGAGCCAAGGTGCCGATAGCGACCGGAGGCCAGGTGGACCTTCTCGCGGCCCCAATCGAGCGTCACGTGCTGGTCCGCCATCACTCCCCACCACCCTCATAAGAGGAGGCGAGAAGCCCCATGCAGTCGAGCACCATCAGCGCGCAGATGGCCGTATCGGCTGCGAACTCACGGACGGCCTGAACGTTCCTGAGGCCGTCGACCAGGTCATCGGGGCCATCGCGCAGAGCGTGGTCGGCGTCCTTCACTGCGACCGCCAGCTTGGCCGCGTGCCAGTGAACCTCGCCAATCGCCGTCTTCCGGTCCATCGTCAGCCACCCCGGGCGATTTCCCGCGCCGTCGTTCGCGGCCAACTCCTCGACCATCATCGCCACGAAACTCTCGACACAGAACTGCTCCTGCGGATGTTTATCGAGCCACCGGATCGTCTGCGGCGCGAGTTCCAGCGTCAGCTTCTTCGGTCGCTCGGCCACTACTCCTCCCCTTCATATGGGGTCGGGTGGTCCTTGGGCTGCGTGGAGCTAGCCGCAGCGATGCGCTCGACGATCTCCGGCTTCACCAGGTGCCGCAGGTTGACCGGTGACCATTCGATCCAGCCGCAGAGGTCACGAGCGGCGAGGTCGAAGCATTGGACACACCAGGTCCCTGCCGCTGGTTCGCGAGTGCCCGACGGCCTACGGTTCCCCGTCACCGCCTCCCAGAGGAATTCGTCGCTGCACCACCAAACGAGGTCGATCGGGCCGCCACATTTTTCGCACTTCTCGCCTCCGGTTATCTCGGGGGAGGGCTGGGTGAGGGCGAGCGAGAAGTCGATCCAATCTCCTAGTCGTTTGATCGCAGCATCGAAGTTCGCGTAGTTGTGATCTTCGTGGTGCGCAGCCGAGACCAGGGCGGTCGCTTCCTCCAAGCTGAGCGTGATCGGCGGAACGTCCGGCAGCTTGAAATCGTGCCCGGCCGCCTCCTCAGCCGATACAGCCTCGTCTACCGGTGGGGCGCAGTATGGACACGGCGCGCTTTCAGGGATGCCGATCGCGCCGGACTGACCGGACACAGCTTCGCCTTCGACGGAGATCAACCCGGTATCCCCGCACCGCTCACACTCCCCGGCCACATCGGACACGGCTGCGGGAAAAGCTGCGGTAAGGGCGGCTTCCATCCCAGCCCCGAACGGCTCGACGCAGGTCTCCCGCTCTTCGGCGGTCTCTTGCGTGTTGGGGGCGCTCGGGTTGAGCCAGTCGTACTGGGCATTTGCCCCGCCAAAGACTGCCTGGATGCTAAGCATCCGCTCCCGTACGGCCTCTGTGGTGTAGCGAGCATCGGCGCGACTTCTTTCGCGTTTGGCCCAGTTTTCGGCGTTCTGAATGTCCTCGCGGGCCTGCACCTTGTCGAGGCGTCGATTCCGTTCCTCTCGCCTCAGTTGCTCTTCGAGTTCACGCGCCCCTCCGCACCGCTCAGAAGGCTCGTCTACTACTCGGTGAACGGCTGCGGCGCGCTCCCGTAGCTCCTCCGCCTTCTCGGTCGAGTGGGTACGCCAATCAGCCTCTTCCACTTCCTGCCGGTCCTCGTCTACTACGGAGAGGGAGGCGAGGGAAGCGGCGTCGGCGCGAAGAGCATCCCTGAGAGAGTCCATGCCGTCTGCACTGTCGTCGGGGCGGCACTTCAGGTCCAGTAGATCGGCATAGTCTTCGAGGTGACCTTGGACTCGTGAAAGCGTCTCGCCCTGCTCTCGCAGTACCTCTTTACGGATCGAGTCGCGCTGGAGTTGCTTGGATGCGGCAGCGGCGCGTTTAACGTTTTCTACGGCGAGTTCGCCAGCTTCGTCAGTCGGGCCAAGCGGCGCTGAGATCAATTCGTAGGCCCGCGTCGAGGCGCTCGGAACATCGGGGCCGCCGCGCATCCATGCAGGGCAGGCGTAGTAGAGATCGCTCAGGGCGGTTCGGACCTCCTCAAGCTGGTTGGAGAGCAGGATCGCTTCCGCGCCGATGTGGTCCCGTTCAGCTTCCACCGGCCCACGGATCGAGTCGGTAAGGCTGGGTAGGGCGGCGTTGAGGGTCACGCGGATCTCGGTTCGCGTCGTGTCGTGCCAGGCTTTCGTCCCCGGCGGGTTGTCGCCGATCAGCCGAGCTTCCGCCGCCTCTACCGCTACCTGGGGGATTTGCTCAGCCACGGTCTGTCTCCTTGGTCTCGATGGGCTGGGTGGCGACTTGCCATGCCTCGTTTGCGGCCGACGCCCACATGACCGCCGCGTCGAAGTCGCCGTTTTCGGCCTCGGCCACCGCGTCGTTGAGCTTCCAGAGGACGTCCGCTTTCACGGCATCGAGCGCGCTCATCGCTCTCCCTCGGCCTTCTCCTGGGATGCGAGTTTCGGGCCGAGACGCTCTAGAAGCTCGCGGTTTTCCTCGATCGACCGTTCGAGGCGAGCGCGGAACTCCAGGTCTGATCGGCGCTCCTCGATCTCCATCTCGTCCACCGTGGAAGCGGGCAGAAACGGCTCCGACTTCTCCTGGGATGCCAGCTTGCGAAGGAAGGCAGAGTCATCCTCGGCTTCTGGGTCGAATGGCGCTCGACTCTCCAGCGAGTAGTCGATCTGTCCCGCGATCTCTTTCAGCCGCTCCCGCTCCTCATCGGTAAGGGGTGGTGAAGCTGGACCGTCTGCCGTGGGGTGGGATGCCAGGGCGGTGAGGGCCGAACGCACAGTTTTGAGCTGCTTTCGGACCTTGGGCTTGTAGTCGTCGCGCGGCGCCATCAACTCACCCCACCGGTCCAAGACGGCTTCGACCATCTCGTCACTCAATAGCAGGGCCCCTAGGCGGGCTCTCTCGTCGGCCCTGATGGCGTGTTCGGAGGCACCTAAGGCCGCGGCGGCGCACATGCGGTCATGACTGGAGGGCTTCCCTGGCTCCCCTGCGACGTACGCGATTCCTTTCGCCGCTGCCTCCAGGGCGTCGTCCATATAGCTAGGCATTCGGCTCCCCCTCCTCTGCATAGGCTGAGAGGCGCCGGGCCAATGCTTCGATCTTGGGTCGGACCTCGTGGTGATAGCTGGGGGCAGCGACGGCGAGGTTTTGGGCGCAGTCGATCGCCTCCTCTTTCGACAGGACCGCCAGATGGGCGGCTGGGTAGTAGGTCTGTTCCTCGGCATCGCCGGGGATACGGGCGGTCGGCGAGTACTTGACGGGCTTACAGCCGGGAAGACGGTGCAGCGTGACCACCGGCCAGCGGTCCTCTACCTGCTCCGCCTTCTCCTTCTCTGGGCTCCTAGGCATCGGGGTTTCCTTCGTGGCAGACCACCAACGGTAGATCGTCTTGCCGTCCTGGCAGCTGTGGCGCCCCGCGTGATCCGCGCCCAGTTCGCATTGCTGGCCGTTGTAGCTGAACTCGCACGCGCCGTCTCCCTGCTCTTTCGTCTTAGTGGCACTCATCTCTCCAGGTCACTTCCTCTCTCTGCTCGGCTGCGGTGGTTGGCAATTGGCGCACTGCTCGGAAGTCGCCTCACGACGCGCCTGCTCCTCGGTGTCGCAGTACTTGGTCAGGACGGAGCCGCACGAGCCACAGCGGGCACACCAGTTATCGCCCTGAAACATCGATGCCGCTTTGAAGGTCTCGCCGCTCACGCCCCAGACCCCCCAGAGACAGCCCCGGCTTCCAGTTCGGTGAAGAGGTTTGGCTGGGCGGAGACGGCAGGGCTGAGCCAGAGCGTCTCGGGGACCTTGGCCAACTTGCCGTTGGCGCGCCCCTGAACGGTCTTGAGCGCGTGGAGTTCGACGGTGCGCCAGCCAAGCTCCTCGACCTCGACACAGGGATAACCGGAGAGGATCACGGCGGCGTGCTCGATACCCGAGAGCGCGCCGACCAGTCGCGGCCAGAGATCGGGCCCGGCGTCATGGGCGTAGCCGTTCGCCATCGTCAGGCGGTGTGCGCCGACATAGGGCGGGTCGCAGTAGATGACGCAGCCGGGTATGTCCCAACGCGGCAGCATCTCCATCGCATCCGCGTTCTCCACACAGACGTTGGTGAGGCGACTCGCCGCTACGCGGATACGGTCGGGGAGGTTTGCCCAGGTGCCGGGCTGCCAGCGACCCTTGCGGTCCTTGAGTAGTGACGGTGGCGACCAGTTGTCGCGGCTACGGCTGAAGGACTGATCGACGTTGACCAGTAGTCGGCGCGCAGCCTCTACATCGTCGGTGGCGGATATCTTCGAGTCGGCCCACTCGGCGCGTCCGTAGGGCGTCATCGCGACGGCCGATGCCAACTCCTCTGGCCGGTCGCGGAGGGCCCGCCAGAACGCGGTGATCTGCCCATCCAGGTCATTGATCGTCTCCCGCTCGGCGCGCGGCTTGGCGAAGAGCACCGCCGCTCCACCTGCGAACGGCTCCAGGTAGACGGTGTGCGAGGGCATCAACTCGACAATCTGAGCGGCCAGCTTCTGCTTCCCGCCGTAGTAGGTCAGCGGAGTCCTCATGATCGGGCCCTGCCAGAGACAGCCTGGTTGGTCTTGGGTTCGATCAGGGCGGCGCCAGGGACGTTCTCGATGACGTAAGGCAGCCCGGTCTCGATCAGGAGCTCGCGGGTCGCGGGGATCAGTTCAGGGTGCTCGCGGTCCTTCCAGAGATGACGGAGCGCCGAGCTCGACTGGCACGGCGGCGACGTATGGATCGCAGCGAATTCCGAGAGCCGGTAGCCACACCACTCGCCGCCGTCGATCAGCGTCCGCAGGACGACCAGCGCATCGGCCTTGATGAAGTCCGAGCCGCAGTAGTTCGGCTGCCGGTGCAGGTCGATCCCGACAACCTCGAAGCCCGCAGCTTCGTAGCCTTTCGTGCAGCCGCCGGCACCGCAGAAAAGGTCCAGAAGGATCGGCTTGTTCACCCCTCGGCCCTCCTCGCCGCATTGGCCTTGATCAGGTCGGTTTCCCGCTTGGCCCGTAGGAGGATCAGCGAGATCCGCAACCGGGTGCCGCATCGCAGTGGTCCCGAGCCTCTGGCTACACGTGCGGGGCTAGGCATGGATCGCGTTCTCCGGTTCGATGATGCGCGCAGTCGCCACATCGAGATCCCGCTGCGGCACCCAGACTTCACCCGTCACCCGACGCACCAGTTCCAGCGGAGTGAGACCGTGCACCCCGACCGCGTGGGCCAGCTCCTTCTCGTAGCCGCCCATCGCCAGCCTCGCATGCAGATCCAGCTCGCCGCGATCAAACTCAGGGTGGCATCCGACGAGAGGGATTGAGCGGTGTCGGCAGAGGGGCAGAACGCAATCCGGCGAGTCGCACCCACCGCCGCTACGGGGCACCAGGTGCGCCGGGTCGATGGTCCACTCGCCGACCGTGTCAGGGTCGACCTCCCTCCCGCAGCCGAGACAGACCAGCAGCTTCACCTTGGCGCGCTGTGCCGGGGCGGCGGCGAAGCCCCGGCCCGGTTTCAGTGTCGAACCGGTGTGATGTCGCTCGCCGGAGTCGTACTCCGCCTGGCGCTTCAGGCTGACCCGGCGTAGAGGGGAGCGCTCTTTCGGTTTCAGTTCCGCCTCCGTCAGGAAGTGGTTGCCGTGAGGGCACCTCTCCTTGGGGCGCGGGTAGCCGGCGCCGCGGGGTGCGGTGCAGTCGCAGTTGCGGGTGAGGTAGCTGGTCACGACTGCTCAACCCATCAGCCCGCCGCAACCGGCAGGGCTTCCAGCTCGACGATGAGGCGATCAGCCTCACGGTCGAAAGCGGCGGACCACGCGGCGGACTCGGCGGACCACGCGGCGGACCACGCGGCGGACCACGCGGCGGACCTCGCGGCGGACTCGGCGGACCACGCGGCGGACCTCGCGGCGGACTCGGCGGACCACGCGGCGGACCTCGCGGCGGACCTGTCCCCCTCCTTGCCGCTTTCCAGAGCAGCGATCGTCTGCTCGATCGCGGCGACCACCTGGGCGCGGATCGAGTCTGGCCACTCGCCACTCAGCGGTAGGCACTCCTCCTTGAGCCGGCGGATCGCCAGGCAGTCGGCGAGCCCGTCGAACTCTGCACCGACCGGGATCGCCTCGGCGAAGCGACGCGGGAAACCGGTCCGCTTCTCGGCTGACATCCCCTCGAAGATCCCGTCCTCGAGGTAGGCGACCCACTCGGGGATGCCGAGCAACTTCGGGTAGAGGGCGTGCGGGTCGTCGTCGCGCTGATCCTCGGCGAGTTCGTAGGCCGAGCAGCCCACGGCGCAGCGTTTCCAGATACCGCCTTCCTTCGTGCCGTACGTGCCGGAAATGATCGCGTCGGCCTCCTCGTGGGCGGCGATGCGGGCGATCAGTGCGTCCTTGGTGGCGGGTTCTCCGTGGTAGGCGCGGAGTGCATCCAACGGCGTGTCGATGGTCGGCGGATTCACGGTGTGTTCCTTTCGGGAGTGCTTGATTGAGCGTCGGTCGAAGCTCGGTCGCCACCCAGGTAGCGACGGGTGGTCTCGGCGGAGAACTCACCGCGGTGGATCCGTTCGACCTGCTGGCAGTCCAGCGGTAGGTCGAAGTCGAGGTGGAGCAGCTTCGTGATCGCGTCGAAGCCGATCCCGGCCTCGCGCAGTTCACGGATGCGGGCGAGCCGACGGTGCCAGCCCCAGCGCCGCGTCTGCACTCCGCCGGTCCGGTCGGACTGCCGTTGACGCTCGGCATAGTCGGCGTCGACCCAGCGGCGGACAGTGGTTTCTGCAGGCTCGATCCCCATGAATTCGTCTGGGAGGCGACGGGTGATCTCCGCGACGGTCCATCCCGCCTCGGCAAGCTCCTTGGCCCGGTTCACGACGGCGATCGAGTGACCCATGCCCATCAGGCCGACGCCCTTCGGATCTCGGCACCTGAGAGAGACTGCTCGATCGCCTTCCGTACCTCTTCTCGCTCGGCCGTGAGATCGGCGCACTTCTTGGCGAAGAGGGCGGTCACGTTCGGGGCGCGGTCCTGGGACTGGACGATTTCCCTGGCTTCCTTCGCTGCCCGTTGACAGGTCTCGGCGTCGTACTGCTCGACCAGCTTGCGGACGGCCTCGATGCGGGGACGCGGCCAGCAGCGACCGTGGCGAGTTTCGGTGCAGTCTCCGGCAGCGCGGTCTAGAACTCCGAACAACTCTTGAGTAAAGGCAGTAAGGGAAAGGGATGAAGGCGTGAGTGAAAGCCCCACCCCTGCAGTTCTTCTCTTCTCTCCTCTACTCTGAGTCTTATCTAGGGACGTTTTCGGACACCTGCGGACAGGTGCGGACACCTTGAGAGGAGTTGGCTTATTCATGCGGAATCCTCCGCCGCTCGGCTTGCCGCCTTGCGCGCCGCTTCGTTCCACCGTCGCCAACTGTCGGGGTCGAAGGCGACCACCGCGCCCAGGTCGGTCGACTGCGGACAACTCAGGACACCTGCGGACACGAGGCTTTCCAGCGCGGGGTTCAGATGCTCCCAATCGGTGCATAGTGCGGTCGCGAATCGGCGATAGCTGAACTTCACCCGACCCCCGTCGTTCTGCGTCTTGGCCATCGCCAGGAGCACCGGGAAGATGGCGAAGACCAAAGGCCCTGAGTCGACCGCCGCCGCCTCTACCAGCTCGTCTTCGAACCAGTGGTTGTCTAGTCGGAACCATGGCATTCACGCCGCCCATGGGTCGTACGCGGACGGCACTCGCCGCGCCTCGTCGAGGGACAGGGGCTCAGAGGCAACGGCAGGGACTTCCGATTTGTCACCCTGCGTCTCGGTCCTGCCGGGTCGCCCAGCTATCCCGGCGGTTATGGGATTGTCTTCGCATCCCGCGCGCTCATTTGTGGATCGCCTAGTTGCGCCACGCTGCCTCTGAGCGCCCCCGCCTGGATTCGAACCAGGTACCTGCGGATTAGAACGCCGCTGCTCTTCCGATGAGCTACGGGGGCATGGATCGGGCGTCTCGATGCCGGCGACGGAGGACGGGGAAGAGATCCGCCCTTGCTCGTGCTTACCTGCGGCTTGACCGGCATCGAGGGTGAGATCGCCCGGCTCACCGCTACGTCTGCCCCGAGAGGTTCCCTCGGCCGCAGCGGTGAGTCCGACGCTCTCTTGTTCCTGGCCCGATCGAGCAGCGGCTATGCCAACCCCAGGAGGGCCGCTGCTCGATCCGACAGGCGTTGAAGCTGAGGGCCTGTGTCTCGTGAAGGCGTAGACGCCTGACTTGCCGCGTTTCCGGGCCGGCACCGTGGACGCGCGACGTTCGCGCTCGAAGATCAGCGGGTTCTTGCCTGACCGCAGAGAGGCGAACTGGCGAGTGGCAAGCTCCCGGCAGCGGTCGACTTCACCGACCGGGTAGAGGTCGATCAGGTCATCGGCGTGACACTCGCCGCGGATCCTGATCGTGTCGATGATGGCCTGGCGGATCAGGCCGTTCAGGTCGCGGGTGTGTTTGTCGAGGGCGGCCTGGTCGCGGACCGCTTGCAGGGGATGGGGATCAGTCCCGGCTTTGTCCCGGCTAGCTGCTCGCTGGGCGCGCTTCTTGCAAGCTTCCGAGGCATGGCGCGCATCCGCCCTCAAGCCGTCGAGAGAGGCTCCGCATCCACAGGCGCAGAAACGCGAGTCGCTGTTGGCCGCCGACCGGTTGGCCGGCGGGGTGACGATGTGCTGCGGTGAGGTCACGCAGGCGTGCCCCGGTAGACGCGCTCGAAGCGATCACCGAGACGTTCGGCGACGCGGGTAAGGGCGTCATCGACGGCGCGCTCGGGACGTTCCAGCTTGTAACCGATCTTGAGCGATCCGCTGCGGGCGTCGTGCCGCAGGTTGGCGATTATCCCCACTGGTTCCTCGCCCAGGAACGGCGCGATGTGGAGCGTGAACTGCCGCGGGACCTCGATCTCGCCGTCCGCGGCCGTCGTCGCACTCGCGTCGACCGTCTCGTCGTATTTGAACTTCCGCGCGCCGCTGGCGAAGTCGACCTTGGATCGGAAGTGGACGCCGGTCGTGGACTCGAACGACTCGGCGATTTCGATCAGGGTCGCCGCATCGGGGTCCTTGATCTCTGGCATCCCTTCCCGAAGGTGTTCGGCAAAGGCCTCCTGGGCGAGCAGCTTGCCATCGCTGCCCTTCCACAGATCCCACTCGGGCGTCGTCTCAAGGGTGAGTTCGGCTCGATGGTCGCGCCAGCCGGTGCCTTTCTCGGAGTTGTCGTCGAGCACGGCGACGACCTTGCCTTGGGTGGGATGGACCCAGATCGTGGAGGCCGCGTCATCCTTGTGGACGGTGACGTAGTCGATGAAGCTGGCGACGTCCCCCGGTTTGTAGACGCCGCGTGGTCGGGTGGGTTGCGGCAGGAACTTCTCCAGGTCGAGCGTTTTCTGCTCGGCGCCGGCCGGAACGGTGACGCTGTATAGGCGCGCCGGGTCCAGCTCAGGTGGTTTGGCAGCCGCCAGCGCCGTGCTGACGATGGCGGCGGCGTTGCCTTGGTTTTCGATCCCGGTCTCGGTATCGATGGGCATAGGTGGGTCGGTCCTTTCGGTTGAGCGGTCGGGTCAGCCGCGACTTGCGTCGCGAAGGCCGGTGATCTGTGGCTGGCGGGGGTCGGACCGCGAGACGTTCCCGTGGTCGTCGGTGAACCAGCGCGAGGGCTTCGTCGATGGCCGCGGCGCCTTGGCACTCAGGGCGTCCATGAGGACGACCGACATCTCGTCGTCCTTGGCCGGCTCGACGCTGATCGTGATCGTCAGCGACCCTTTCTTCTGGGTCTCCTTGACGGCCGCGACGACCTTCTGTAGTTCCTCGCTTGCTTCGTTGTGGAGGCCTCCGCCGCGGTGTTCCATGAGGATCGCCGAGAGCGGCTTGACGGGCGGGGCCTCCACCTCGCCGGTGACGGGATCGACTCCCGCCGGGGTGGTGCTGGGCTCAGGCATGAGCCTTCCTTTCATTGTGTGGTCTGGTCGGGATCTCGCCCGAGACGGCGCCGCTTTCCACAGCGGGGGCCAACTCATCAAGAGTTCCTTTCTTGGATGAACCCCCTTCGGCGCCGTCTCCGGCGAGCGTTTGAAGCTCCAGCGCGAGCAATTCGCAGCGGACGTTCACGCGACATCGCCTTCCCCGTCGCACCCAGAACTCGGGCACTCCGCCTGCTTGTCGGTGACGTCCTCGCCGTGGTGGACGAAGACCACCCGGCACTCGCCGCACTGGTTGCAGGCGATGTCGACCTCATCGCCGGTGGAGGCTGCGTCGGCGAGTAGCTCTGCGGGTGAGGTGGTCATCAGGCGGCCACCCTCGGGTAGGTGACGACCTCGCCGGTTTTCGGATCCCACTCCGGCGGCGCGTCGGTGCGAAGATCGCGCCGCTGCGACCAGACGATGAGTTGGTGGAGATCCCTGCGGTCGGCGCCGTAGCGGAAGCCCTGCTGGCTGACCGACCCGAGCAGACCCTTGGCGATGTCCCGCGCCTCGCGAAGCTCGGCGACGTCGGTTTCCCCGCGCGCCATCGTCTCGCAGGCGGTCCAGGCGACGCCTTCGTTGGTGTGCAGGTGGAAGATCCGCTTGGTGAGCAGTTCGCGATAGGCGCGCTCGGCCTCGGCCAGCTCGCGGGAGCGGTCGCGGATCGCGTCCTCGACCAGGCGCTGCTGCTCGGAGGCGGCGCGGGCGGCAGCTCTGGCATCCACCACCTCGAAGGGAGTCAGGGTGTTGTCTCCGAACTCGCTCATATCGCCATCGCCGCCTTGACTTCGAGGGTGATCCGCCCCTCGCCGACGGCAGCCGCGTAGCGATCGAAGACCGAGCGGACACGGTCCGAGAAGGACATCGGGTGGTTCAACTTGAAGGCCAGTTCCTCGGCCAGTTCGTCGAGCAGGGCCGTGTCCACCGGCGACGCCGGCTCCCCGGTGACACCGATCGCGGCGCGCGCCAGCAGCAGATAGCGGTTCTGGGTGGCGACGCTCAGTTCGTCGAGCGAGTCGGGCATCGACGGGCCCGGACCGTCCTTGCCAGCCTGGTACATCGCTTCGGCGACCTCGAGGACGGAGGCCATCAGCCACTCACCGAGAGGCCGTCCGGCACCCTCTCGAACACGGCGCCGGGCAACTCCGGCGGCTCGCCGGTCTCCGTCCACCGCTCGTTCATCCAGCGGCGCAGGGCGACCATGTCGACGACGATCAGCGGGGTACCGTCGGGGAGCGTGTCGGGAAGGGCGGCGCGGTCGGTGATGAACGCTTCGCGCTTCGTCCGACCTGAGATCCCCTCCTGCCTCGGCGCCGACTCGACGACGGCTTTAGGCAGTTGGACATCCGGCAGCGAGGCGATGGCCTGCTCGGCGACTGCGGCCTCCTGCGCTTTGATCCGTGCCTCCTCGGCGAGTGCTTCAGCGGCGGCGCGGTCCTCGGCGTCCTTGGCCTTCCGTGCCTCCTCCTCGGCTTCGCGAGCTTCCTTCTCGGCCTGCTCCCGCTTGCGGCGTTCCTCCGCCTCCTGCGCTTCGCGGGCCTCGCGGGCCTTCCGCTCACGCTCCTGGCGCTCGGCCTCGAGCCGGGCTTCCTCCTCCCGGCGGATCCGTTCTTGCTCGGCGGTGTAGGTGCCGAGCTTGGGCCGGACGATCTCATCGGCGGCGTCGAGCGGAGCCGTCCACTCTTTGAGCTTGCCGTCGAGGGTGCGCCCGGCGTCGAGGATCGGTGCCTTCAGTTCTTTGTGGAGGGCTTTCGCCGCTTTCTTTCGGCGGGCGATCTCCCGCAATAGCTCGGCGGCATTGTCGGCGCTTGCCTGGTCGACGACCTCGATCGCCTCGGCGGCTGCCTTGGCGGCGGCTACTTCGGCTTCGACCTGCGCAGCTTTCGCGTCGACCTCGGCGGCGACGAGAGCGGTCGTCTCGGTGGCGCTCATGCTGCCGAGACCTCGACCTTCGAGCCGTCCTTGGACGAGTCGATCTTGAGGAAGTCAGGCCGCTCGGCGTAGAACTCCGCCGGCTTGTTCATCCGCCGCTCCAGCGACTTGCCCTGCTTGTGGGCGACCAGTGCGGCGGCGAAGTCGGCGTCGGTCCCGACGCACCACTTCTCCTTGTACTCACCGTCCGGCAGCAGCAGAAGCACCAGTCGGTGGTCGGTGGCCCCGATCTCGCAAGCTCGGTTGGACCGCTCGTAGCCGGCCAACTGGATGTGGTCGGAGCGACGGTCCTTCCCGCTCTCGCGACTCTTCGCGTCGGTGAGGATCGTGAAGGGCCCGTCGACATCGAAGGGCAGCGACTCGAACCGGTCGGAGTCGACCTCGGCCATCAGGTCGAAGGTGCCCGCGACCCCGGTGGCGACGTCGGCGGTGACCTGCTCGACCATCTTCGGCCGCGGTGCCCGGTCGCGCACCCACTTGAACAACGCCTGCCCGTAGCCGCGCTGATCGTCGGGGAACGCCGCGAGCGTCGGCTTGCCGCCGGTGAATATCGCGACCTGCAACTCGTGGGCGAGGTCGCCGCGCGCCGCCGCTTCGTCGCGGATGTCGGTCCACGCGAGCCCAGCTTCGGCGAGGGCGTCGCGGATGGTCCTCTGTTCGAGGACCCAGGTCATGTCGCGGCCCTCGTCGAGCGCCTGCACCGCGAGCTTCGCGATGCCGATTTGCTCCAACTTCACCGCCCAGTAGAGGAGTCCCTCTACCGAGCCGTCAAGGTGCTTGGCGACGGTCGAGATCCCCGGCAGTCGTGAGGATTGGACGTAGCTGTAACCGCCCTCGCTCCGCGCGCTCTCTTTGAGTTCGCCGTAGTAGGCGTGCTTCTTGGGTTCGAAGTAGACGGTCGATCCGTCAGGCAGGGTGTGGGCCTGAAAGCGCCCGACCATGTCGAAGCTAGGCGTTTGCATTCGCGGCCTCCCCCCCGGTCGGAGCCTCGTCAACGATCTCGCCCTCGACCTCCTCGGCCGGTTCGGCGGCCTCGTCGATCAGCTTCGTGAACTCGGCGTTGACCTCCTCGGCCTGCGCGGGCGACCAGTAGGCCATGACCTCGCGGATGTCGAGATCCGGCTCAGAGTCGATGCCGTCGAAGCCAAGCGAGCCGAGCAGGACGTTCAGCCCGTCGAGCTTTGAGAGGGCGCCCAACTCGGGCGCGGCGATCTCGTAGCCCTTGACCAGCTGGTCGAGGACGTCGTCGTGGAGGCGCGGTCGGTCGTCGGGAGCGGCCTCGGTGGGCTCGACCTGGGACTCGACGAAGACCGGATCGCCTCGGTCATCGACCTCGTTGGTCAACTCCTCCGGCGTGTAGGCCGGATGGCCGCCGGTGACGTCCGGGCAGTGCTGGCGCTCGCCCCGAGTCAAGCAGCGGGCGAACAGCATGTCCTGTGGCGAGTTCTGCCACCGCAGCGTGTCGGCGAGTTGGACCCACTGGCCCTTCTGGCGCGTCTTGATCTTCCGCGCCTGCTCGATGGTGAACGAGACGAGGCCGAGCGACTCACCGTCCTCGAAGAACTCGATCGAGCACTTCTCCTCGGTGCTCTCTCTGACCTTGTAGTCGTAGTGCTCCGAGCGTTTGATGAGGGTCGCCAAGATGTTGGCGCTGAAGCTCGGGCTTTCTTCGATGATGTGGATGCCGCGCATCGAGGCTCCGACGCCGAGACCGAGTTCTTCGCCGAAGACGACCTTGACGACGGCCTGGCTCATCGACTTGACGTCGCTGAAGTAGCCGGATTTCCAGAAATGTTCCGCCAGCTCGACCGGATTGCGCCGGCTCAGCGGCGTCCGGTCGGGACGCTTGGCGACAGCGGCGGTCGGCGCCGCGCCGTTCTCCGCGCTCATGACTCGCTCCGCAGGTGGTCGCTGACGACCGCCAGGAACTCGTCGCACTCCGCGACGAGGGCGAGGGCGGCGACATGGATGCGGCGCGGCGCGTTCTTGTCGAGGTGCCGCAGCTCGCGGAATGCCTCGTGGCGGAACTCTGCCGCCTTGTCGGCGACGCGCCCGACCAACTCCTCGTCGACCACCATGACCGGTGCGTCCTCGATCGGCAGGTGGTCGGTGGCGCCGCCGCCGATCCGCTCGGCGAGCATCGGGAACGCGAGCCTGTTACCGGCGTCCGTCTGCTCTCTCGCCGCGACCAACTCCTCGATCGTGGGTTCGTCTCTTAGACTGCCGGTACGGGCCATAGGAACTTCCTCCTCTGGTTCGTGGGTGTTCAGGCCCGGCGGGGTTGCCTCCCCGTCGGTGCCTCTTCTCGGTGAAGTGGTGTGCGGCTCGCGGCCGACTCCGAAGCTCACGACGCCGCCTCTCGCCGATACAGCTGCCGGACCTTCTCGACGAGCGTCCACATCGACGCCTCGCCGACATCGGTGAGCGCCTGGGCAGTCGCCCTCTCGGCGAGCACTGCGTCGGCGACGGCGCTCTCGTAGACGCGGCGAAGTTCGCCCTCGGTCAGTTCGAGGACGGCCACGATCGGCGCTTCGCGTTCGCGCTTGACTTCTGCGACCGAGGCCACCTAGACCACCCCGCCCCATCGCTCGGCAGCAGTAGGCCGGGCGGCGTAGGAGCGCATCTCCGAGCGGCGCCGTTCATGGGCCCTCAACTCCGCCCTGACACGGGCACGTTCACGCTCGATAGCGGCCAGGTGGTGACGGTCGGAGCGTCGGACGACTGCCTCGAACAGGAGGATCACCAGCAGTCCTGCGATGGCCCCGATGACGATGGCGAGTAGGCCGACCCCCAGGTCTCGGGCGGTGAGTGCGAGGGCGTGGAGGATCACGAGGCTGCTCCGGCGAGATCGATGGCGCGGTCGTACATCGCAAGGGACGCGCTATGGCCGGAATCGCCGACCGAGGAGATCCTCCGGGCCCCGGCGGCAAGCCTGAGGAATCGGCGCGCTCCCAGGAACGCATCCGCGTCGCCGAGTGCCTCGGACTTGAGCGCGCCGACGACATCCCAACGAACCGCCTGGGGCGATGACGGACGGACGGCCGTGCCTTTCCTGTCACGCGCAGACGCGTAGGTCGTCCACCGCTCGGGGTCGCTGATCCGCTCCCTCGCAGCCTGGAGGATCTCTACGGTCGATCGCTCGGTCATCAGGAAGGCACCTCCTCAAATACGTGCCAGACGAGTCCCCAGTTCCGTTCGATGCAGGTACCGATGTGACGGGCGTTGTCGGGGATCGACTTCCCGGTCCCGAAGTAGGCGAGCCGGCGGTTGATCAGGTTCGCGGCGCCGGGCTGGACCAGCGCCCAGACGAAGACGGCGTCGCCCTGTACGTCGGCGTGGAGGATCTCCGCGCCGATCGGCATCGGGACGTCGGTGAACTCCCCTGGCTCGACCTGGAACTTGTGGACGGCGCGGGCCATGACCTACGCGGCCTCGCTCTCGGGGGTGGGGTCGGGGTGGGCGCCGAGGAAATCTTCGAAGGCACCGAAAGCCGCGTTTTCGATGGCCGTCGCGTACTGGACCCAAAGATCTGCTGCCTCTGGGTTGCTGGCCTCCTTCGCGAACTCGCGCCGCTTCTCCGCCTCGGCCTTCAGCCGCTCTTGAATCTCCCCGACCGTGAAGCTGCGGAGGCCCCGTGAGGCGCGTCCGGCGTCAACCTGCTCCGACCTCTCACATCCCCCGCAGTCGTAGGTGAGCGAGATCCTGATTGCCATCAGACCGACTCCACCTGAGCGGGCTCGCGGTCCCAGCCGAGTAGGTGCTCAACGGTTACGCCGAAATGCTCGGTCAGCGACCGAAGCGCGTCCGTGGGGATAGGGACCTCGCCACTGATCCAGCGACCGATGGTCGTCGTGTCGCGTTCACACAGCGCCGCGATCTCGAAGCGCTTGGCACCGCTCGCGGCGATGAGTTCGCCGAGGCGGTTGCTCTCAGTCGTCTGCATGGCAGGACTGTAGCAACTGCATGCATGCTGTGCAAGCTTTGGACGTTTATCTACTACGCATCCGCCGGAGAATGCGTACTCTGCCGACCGGTGAAGCCCCTTCTTCCATTCCTCGCGGAGGTCTGCAAAGAAGCTCGCGAGGATGCAGGCTCACGCGTGACCGGAGTTGCGAATACCGCTGGCTACGACGCCACGACGACGATCACTAGGTTCGAGAAGGCTGAAGCTTGGCCGAGAGATGCGGACAACGTGGTCAATGCCTACGCGGCTAATTCAAAGCCGTCCGTTTTTGACCTCTGGGATGAGGCAGTGAAACGGGCCAGAGCCGCCGACTCTGGCGAGCCGGGCGGCGAGCGTCGCCGTCGCCCGAAACGCTAGCGTCGATCCCGTCGCGCAGCTCGAGCCGCGCCATCCGCTGCGCCGCAGTCTCCGCGCCGGGGTCGAGTTCCCTCAGCTGCCACAACCCCGTGTAGGCGACGATCGCCGCCCGTTCCTGCTCTGGACTCAACGCTGCCACTGCCGCCTCCCCGTGCGCTTTACCGGAATCTCACCGACCAATGCGCGGCAACCTAGCTATTCGGGATTGACTCATTGAAAAAACATGAGCGAACGGATTGTTGCGGTCAGGGTTCGCGGGGTGGCCGCTCGAAGAACATCGCGCTCATCATGGCCGGGAAGGTCTCATGGTCTTTGTCGAGGGACTTCCGGTTCGCCACGCGGCCCATGATCTCCAGGCTCTCCTCGTACATCTGGGCGAAAGACGCCGCCAGTTCTTCGAAGCCCTCGTCGTCCATATCCTGCATCGGTAGACGGAGCAGCCAGCGGCTCATCCGACTGTCGAAGGTACCCGCGTCTACTGCCTGCGCGATGTCGACCTGGTGGAGCTGGAGGGTCTGCCGAGTCATCGAGCCGCGTTCCTCCGGGCTCATCTTCTCCCACTCCTCCACCTCACAGAACGGTCGGGTGATCGCCTTGTAGAAGTGCTCGACCGCGCCGCGGACCGGGCGCTCATCGACCAATTCCACCTGCCCGATTTCGACGAGTTTCCGAACGTGGTAGCCAACGTGACCCACGTCCATCTTCAGATGGTGGGCGATTTCGGTGGGGCTGGCGGTCCGTTCGACGAGGATCACATAGGCGGCCACGCGCGTCGGGTGAGCGAACAGAGCCCTCAGCGTCGACTCGAACTTGGGCCGCTCCGAAACTGCCGGCTGTGTCTGCTGCATGTATGCCTTCCCCTCAGGTTCGTTTCCGCGAAGCGCGTGCAGCGTAATACAGATCCTGAGCATTTGACTAGCGGGATATGCGCAATCTCAACTGTCCGGTGGAACCTGTTGAGTCATCGATCCGGGTCACGCCATCGACCCAGCGACGACTTGACGGGAGGGGGTGAGCGACCGTGCAGATGACTGAGATCAAGACGATCTGGCCGTCCATCCGCGTCACCAAGCCGGCCTAGCGTCGGCTGTAGCTTCGGCGGCCCGACCTCTCGCCAGGGAAGGTCGGGCCGCCTTACGGCAACCCTCTCGCGCGCTTAGGATGCACCGGATGAGACTCTTCTCAGAGGACGACGAGCGGCAGATCGACGAAGCGATCGTCGATGGGTTCGCGAAAGGTCAGGGCGAGTTCGATGACCTCGACTTCGCGGCTGCGCGATCGGATGTCATGGACAGCATGATCCGAGCCAGCACCGTCGAGCTGCTCTTCGAAGGACGGCTCGGGATCGTCGTCGACCACGGCATCGTCAAATACAAAGGCGTGGGCGGCCCTCCCGAGTCCTGACGGTTTGCGAACATACGTTCGGTGGAGATGTACATCGTCCTCCTCCAACGGATGCGCGACGCGGTCGAGCACGAAGATCCCGACGCCGCCATCTCCTGCGTGCGCGAGATCGGAGGGCAGCCGATCAGCTTCCTCGACCTCCTCGACCTGGTACGCCTCCTGGCGAGGAAGGGAGACCCACGCTTCGACGCCTGGGCCACCCGCTGGCTGACGCGCTTCGTGGTCGAACAGAGGGCGAACCTCGTGCAGTGGCAGATCACCACCGCGGCGATGGGTGCGCTGGCCGTCGAACCGGACAACCAGGATCTGGTGGCGGCACTACGTGGCAACCTGCCGAAGCAGAGTTGAGGGAGGAACCGGCGTTCGAGGCGGCGCCGGCGCTGCGGAGGTTCCTGGGTCGCTAGGCCGCGGCCATCTCGCCCGTAGGCGAATCGGCGGACTCTTCGCGCGATTCAACGCTGGAGCGAACCATTTCAAGGTCGGTGTGCTGCTCGATAATCGCGAGGATCTTTCCGACCTTCTTGTAGATCTCGGCATCGTTTTTGCCGAGCACGTTGAATCGCAGCTTGATCGAGCAGCTGGCCATGTTGAGTGCAACGGCCGGTCCGAGTGCCAGGTCGGCGGCGTGCTCCAGGAGGGCGTCCATGACATCGTCCGAGTTGGCGTCGAGAACCTCCTCGGACATCGGGTCCGCCATCTGCATCTCAAGGAAAACGTCTGCCTCGCGGCTATCAGAAGGGGGGGTCATAGCCATGTGCCAGGAAGCCTACACCGACAGGCCAGCGGACCGGAAGTGGCCCTTGAGGTTTCCCAACGTCCGGCTGCTACTCGGGGTCATGGCCACCTTCACGATGTCTTTGGTTGGATCGGGTGGACTGCAATAGATGTACTTGCGGCGTCGCTCGACCTTCCATCCGGCCTTCCAGGCGGCTTCGACGAGAAGGCGGTAGTCCTTCTTCGGGTGGCGAGGGCATTTGGCATCGGGGTGCTCGGGGCGCCATGAATGGGGCTCGGGAGGAGGCTCTTTACTGCGAGCTTTCGGTTTCGACATCGGGGGGCGCCGCTCCTTTTTCTGTCCGAGCGCTCCGCCACCATCGTCGTCGTTCGGTTGATGGTGCTTCTGCGCTATTTGACTTATCGAGCCCGTCATGGTTCTGCGGCCATGGCGGGCTCGAAGCATTCTGGGGCGTCAACCGGACGCCTTAGACAACTTCGCTTACCGATCACGAACCAAGAAGACCCCCGCCGCCCCGTGGGAGAACGGGGCGGCGGGGGTCTATGGGGGCGGCTCGCGGCCGTGGCAGAGAACGGTCGCGGGAGGACTCGGCACCGTGACCGGTGTCCTTCGCGTACAGGACGATATCGTCCTGGCCGAATCCGTCCAGTCCGTGCATCGTGCGCCAGGTGCAGCCGAAGGACGTCTTCGCCAAGAACGTCAAGGCCGAGCGGGAATGTCAGGGCCTCTCCCAGGAGGCGCTCGCCGATCGCGCCGACGGCCTCGATGTCGCCCAGCTCGGCCGGGTCGAGAGAGGGGTATACGACCCGCAGCTACTCACCATCACAAGGATCGCCCGCGGCCTCGGTGTCCCGGTCGCCGACCTGCTGCGCGGGGTCTAGAACAAAAAAAAGCCGTCGCCCCTGGAAGGAGACGACGGCCTGGGTCGATCGGATCATGCGGGGCAGCAGGGTAGCGCCCTATGTGAACTGCGCTGTATGGCTACGCGATTCGGATCGCCACGCTCGGCGTTCCGAACTTCTTCTCCGTGACGATGCGGGTGACGTGGCGATCGTCGACCAACATGCCGCCTTGGGTCAGCCCGTCGAGCACCGCACGGACCAGCTTGTCGAGATCCCCGTCCTTGGTGGGCCAGCCGTATTTCGGTCGGTCGCCCTTGGGCATCGAGAAGCTGAGCTCGACCTCGTAGGGCGGCTCGAGCGGACCACCCGGCGGACGATTGGCACGGGCCGCGTAGATGATCTGTTCGACCCACGGCTTGCAACGGTCCGAGGACTCGCGGCTTCCACGACCTTTGCCGAGGAAGACTCGCGAGCCCTTCGGTGCCGGATGCCCGGCGATGAGGAGGGTGGCTCGCGCCACCTAGTCCTCGGTCTCGTCGCCCCGTCGTTCGAGCGGACCAGGTGCGCTCTCCGAGCGGGGGCGCCAGGGGTACCTCATCGGTGCCCAGCCTTCAGCTTCGCAGTAGGCGTCACATGGAAGCGGGCGATTGCCGCAGCGACGAGAGGGACGAGGACAGCGAGGATCGTTTCCACAGCGCTCGTTTCGAGGCCGACGTGGAAGATGGCGAGGACGGTGACGATCGCCGCAGCGATGCCCCCGATGGTCAGAACTGGCTCTTTCGCAAACAGCACGGGTGCCTTCTTTCGTTGAGGGACAGCGGGTTCAGGAGCCGGGCGCCGTGGTGGCCCCGGCGGTGCGGGAGGTGGTCGCTAGACCAGGGACAGGTCGGCGGTCAGCGCGGCGAGGTCGATGCCGAGCGTGTCCTTCTTCGCCGCGAGGAGTTGCGGGCCGAGGATGCACCACGCCTCGTCGAGATAGTGGGCGCGGAACCCCGCGGTCAGCTTCGCGATGCCGCCCCACGTGGCGACTTCGAGATCGCCGCGCTCGTCGTAGCCGACGGCGACGACGCAGTGGCCGTCATCGGTTTCTTCGCCGCGGTAGGTCCACGGTTCGCCGTTCTCAAACTGCTCCTGCGCCGATTCGGGGCAGAGGATCCCCAGATAGGCGGCGCCGTAGAAGGCGATCGACTGGTGGATCGTCAGGAGGCTCGTCGGTTTGATCGGCGCGTAGCCCTCGATCTTCGTCCCGAAGAGGCCCTTCGTCATCCAGGCCTTGAGCACGTCGGCCTCGACCAGGCCGGTGTCTCCGCCGCCGGTCAGGCCGCGGTAGGTGCTCTTGATCTGCGGTTGCGTCGGCACCTTGAGGATCTCGCCCGGGTAGAGCGCGTTCCAGAGACGGATGAGGTGGTCGACCCCGGCGATCGTGCAATCGCCTTCCACGTCGTTGTTGTCCATCGGCAGCAGGCACTTCGGCGCCTTGGCCGACGGGGGTGGCGTCGGCAGCTTCCCCGCTGCGTAGACCTCGAGGTCAGAGAGATGTGCTGGCCGCGTGGCCGAGAGTCGGCCGGTCATGAACTTGGGCATGCGGATGCGGTCCTTTCGGGACGTAGGGATTTCGGTCGGACGAGACCGGGAGGGGCGTTAAGCGGCTAGCTGAAGGCCGGAACTGTTCGCGCTCTGGTCGCCCCAGGTGTCCCAGCCGAGGCGCTCGCGACGGGCGAACATCTCCAGATAGGGACCGGGACTGACCTGCTCGACGACGTCGTAGAAGCCCTCCGGCTTGGCGGAGTGTTTGACCGAACCGGAGGCCATCACGCGTTTGAAGTTGAACCAGCTACTCGGGTGGCGCTGGATCGGCGCCAGGCTTCCACGGCGACAGTAGAGAACGAACTCGGTGGTGATCGCGTACGCGCCACCGGGACCGAGACCCATCGGCGACTTGCACCAGGGCAACAACGTCGAGTAGGTGAAGCCCCATGCGCGGGCGACCGAGAATGCCTCCTCCACGAAGCGGTTCGTCGTCCAGAGGTAGAGATGGGCGTCATCCGCAGCGTGGGCTTCGACCGGGAGCGCCGTGATGCCTTCCACCGTCATCGTCTCGTAAGGCAGCTCGGTCCTCGTGCCGGCCTTCCAGACGCGGGGGCCCTTCGACTTCTGAGTGCTTCGTGGCCCTGATTTCGCTTGCGGCCACGGCGGATCGGCGACGATCGTCCGGTACTCGCCCATCAGCGTCGGTGAGCCTTGGGGTGCGGGTGGTCGCCGTGGCGACGCGGCACCGGCGGCTTCTTGCGGGGATGGGTCATCAGCCACGCCTCAGCGCGACGTCGACGAAGCAGCCCCTCCTCCACTTCCCCGTTGCCACCGTGGTCGTACTGGAGCATCAGGAGAGCCGCGCGCGGGAAGGCACCACGGTTCAAGGCGTCGAGCAGGTCAGTTCCCGGCAGGATGTTCGGGCCGAGGTTGAAGACGAACGAGATCAGCGCCATCCGCTGTCGGGCGGTGAGCTTGTGCTTGACGTAGCGGTCGACGGCCGCGGCGCTCGAGCGGCAGTCGGAAGCGAGGACGCGGAGCGATTTGGCGCGGCTCCAATGCTCGCCGGGGACAACCTTGGGTGACCCCGCGTAGTCGGTATGACCAAAACCGGCAGTCCAAATCTCTGGCGACGCGATCGTGTCGAGATAGGGCTCAGGAAGGTAGCCCTCCCAGCGAGCAATAAAGCGCGCGGCCCAAAGGATCGACCAGTGGTGCTTCAGCTTCGCCGTCATTCCCCCGACATCCCGTTCGCGACGTAGACGAAGAAAGCGGCGGCTATCACGAGGACGACAGCGACCGCGATCCCGGCCCATGCGTACCAGGGCATCAGCTCGCCTCCGGCATCGGGTCCTTCTCCAGCCTCAGCACGTCGCCCACCTTCGGGCCGTCCTCGTCGGGGCCGTAGTAGATCGGGGTCAGGACGACCTTGAGCGGCCCTTCCTCGTCGCGCTCGACCTTCTCGACGCGCCATGCCTCGGGTATCTGCTTGCCCTCGTCGGCCATCGCTGGCCTCCTTTCAGTCGACGGCCCGGTAGCGCACTTCCGTGCCCGAGCCGAACTCGTCGAAATGTCCGATGTCGAGCGCGGGGGTTCCGTGCTCCCAGGTGAAGGGCCCGTGGCCGGTCGTGGTCCCCATGTGGAATCCCTCACCGCTGCCGAAGATCACCCAGACGCCGCAGTGGGTTTCCGCGTAGTGGCGATCGACGTCGCGGCCGAAGGTCAGCGCCGAGCCGGTGAAGCGCGGTTCGGCGTCGATCGTCTTCAGGCCACAGACGCGCCGGACCTCGATCGCCGTCCGGCTGCAGTCACTGCGGAGGTGCCTCATGCCTGCGTTGGTCAGCACATTGACGAGCGTGTACAGACCGGACTCCGAGTAGTACTCGTGCCAGTGCTTCATCGCCCAGCCGAATGCGCGGTGCAGCCGTTCTTCGGCATTGCCGCCGACGACGGAGAACATGCCGCCGCCGTGGCGGAGCACCAGCGGCTCACGCCGCGCCAGCTTCTTGACCAGGCGCTTCAGGGCCACGCGCAGGTGGTGGCGCCGCAGGTAGGCCTTCCGTTCTTTCGCCCGCCAGTACTTCAGCCGTCGATCGGCTCGTTCGAGGACCAGCGGGTGAGGGTTGTCGGGGTTCTCCGCGTTCTTCGCCCGTGCCTTGAAGTGGGCGACGCGGCGTTCGGCGACCGCCAACCCGCTCGCGATGTCGGCGAGCTTCGACCGGAGCGCGCGGATCCGCTTGAGCAGTTTCACGGTCGCCGCTCCTCAGACCGCGACACGATGCCGATTCCCGTCGAGCACCTGCTGCACTCCGGCGGCGCCGTAGCCGTCGTCGTCGCGGATGCAATCGGCGACCGTGAGCAGGATCTTGTGGGCCTCCTCGGAGTCGTAGCCGTCAGATTCGAGGCGTCCCTTCAGGTTCGGGATGAAGTCGTCGGAGAACAGGCCGTTGGGCATCGGGAATCAACTCCTTCGGGAGTGGGTCTGTCGGTTATGGGAGCCGCGCTGGGCGGCGAGGATCAGGGGGAAGGCAGCGCGTCGGAAGATGCGGCCTCTTCTTCGGCCGACTGGCTTGTCTCGGAAATCGCCCGCAGTTATGGTCGGGCGATGGCGCTTCAGCAGTTCGACTACTTCCCTGCCGAATTCCAGCCTCGGCGTCGAGATGACTTGACGCCCGCCGCCGCCGAGTGGATCGGCTGGTCAGGCCTTTGGGAAGCAGCCTTCCTGATCGAGGAGGGACCCTTCTGCGGCGAGTTCGCCTGCACGGTGAAGTTGAAGCGAGACGGCACCTACTCCGGCGGCCGTCCCTATCCACCCGCCGAGGCGTTCGCGTGGGTACCGCAGTTCGATCTACTACTGCCGACGATCGATGCCGAGGCAACCGCGCGCATCGTCAGGGAGCGACACGAGGAACGCACGAACGCGTAGCGCCTATTCCTGGCAGAGCACCTTCGCCAACGAGCAGGTGGTCCCGGTCACGCCTTCCACCGTCCCGTCCACCACTTCCCCGGTCCCCTGAACGGTCGCCCCGACCCCGCCGACCAGTTCCCCTAGGCCTTCACGTACCGGAGCAGCTTCAGCTTCGGTCTGCACCACGGTCGATTCGATCCGTTCGGTCGTCGTGGACGAGGACTGCTGGGACGAGCTCGGGGCGGCTTGGGCGGCAGGGGCCGCGGCTTCCGGCGACCTGGCACCTTCGCTGCCGCTGTTACCCGGCGCCGGAGGAGCGTGGCTGCCGCCGTTGCCCGGCAGCGGAGCGCCACCGCTGTCAGGCGAACCGTGGTCACCGATGCCCCCGTCGCCGGGGGCCGGTTGCGAGTGGCCCGTGGAAGGGCTTGAGTTGGCACCACCCCCTTGGATGGGATGCGCTCGTCGGGTCTGGCGCCGCGACTGGCGACTCGCCGCGGTGCTGCCCGGCTTCGGGCACGGGTAGCCGGCCTTGAAGAACGGGATGCAGGTGACCCGCAGGTTCGCCGCTTCGGCAGATTCGGCCTTTGCCTTCTGGCATTCGCCTCCGGCCGGCGCGACCTGGCAGGCCGAGTGCTCGACCGTCTTCTCGACATGCGTGATTTCGGCGCGGTTGTTCAGGCCGAGGACGAAGGAGAGGGTCCCGACCGCCAGCGCGAGCAGGACGGCGGCGGTGATGCCTTTGAGCAGCCAGAGCTTTCGCTGTTCGCTCCGCGCCCACTTCGGGTCCACGGCTTCGGCTTCCCTCAGTGCGTCGTTCATAGGTGCAGCGCCCCCGATGCGATCAGGCCCGAGACCACGGCGATGACGATCCCGGTGCCGATCGTGAAGATCGCCCGCATCACGTAGTCCCAGCGTTTGTCGCGGCCGGCTTCCTTGCCCTCGATGTCGGTCACGCGCCCCTCCACTGCCGGGAGTCGTTCGTTCTCGACCTTGTCGACACGGTCCTCGAGATCCCGCAGCTTCGCTTCACGACCCAGCGGGGTGAGCAGTGCATCGCGTTCGTCATCGGGCATTCGCCAGCCTTTCTGGGTCGGGAGGGACAAGGGGTGCGGCTAGGAGCCGAAGCCCGCGGCGGTCTCGCGGACCTGCAGCTCTTCGAGAATCGCGGTGTAGGAGTCCGGTGGCGCATCGATCTTGATGTTCACCGAGCGCGATTTCCGGCTGCGGGTGGCTTCGACGATGTAGCGCGGACCCGAGATCGAGGAGTCGATGAATTCGATTTCGTCGGCCGCGTGGACGCAGTAGTAAGGCCATTCCGCGCCCTTCTCGTCTTCGACGAAGCCGGTCAGCGTGGCTTCCCCTGAGCCGTCGAGGAGGCGGCACTTTTCGAGGAAGAGCCGCGACGTTTCCGCAGCCCCTTCCACCGTCGCCACGCCGTTCATGGTCAGGTGTTTGGTGCGCACGACCCCGGCTTCGTTCAGGGCGTTTTCGGGATCGACGTCTTCGCAACGGGAGTCGGTGAGCGGGTAGCCCGAGCCGATCGGCCCCATCGTCCCCATCGTCCCGTCGTCGTTCTGCCACGACATCACGACCCGGTTGTAGATCTGGTCCATCTGCTGGCCGGTTTCGCTGAACTTCGCCGGGCGGATCCGGGTGCGCCAGCGTTTCGCGCCCTCCCTCCTGCCGCGTTCGTTCAGGTAGAAGGTCGGCCCGAACTGACCGGACCACACCCCCCACTCCAGGGTCTCGAAGCGGAGCGACTGCGTGACCATTTCCTGCACCGTCGTCGGTTCTTTGAAGACGAGGTGGGGGATGACGAACCTCGACGCCTTGATCGATCCGAACGGCCCGGTCGTAAAGCGGATCCCCGGCGCCCACCTCGACAGCGCGTAGCCGATCACGTCGGAGGCGAGCACCCCGATCTCGGCGCGGGAGGCGCCGTACAGCGGCAGTCCGTGGCGACCGAGCACCCTCGGCGTCTGCCAGCGGGGATAGGCGACGTAGCGTTCGAGCGACGACGCCCCCTGGTCGCGGGCGACCTGGAAGAAGGCGTACTTGCCGCCTTCCGGTGCGATCGCGCCGCCTTCCGGGACGTCCCAACTCGGCTCGCTCACCGAGTTGAAGTCGCCGGTCTGCGCGATCAGCGCCGACGTCCCGGTATCTCCGGCCCTGATCCCCGCGAAGTCAGACCAGGCTTCGTCGAAGCCGGTCCCGACGAAGCCGAACAGGACCCGGCCGATGTCGATGCCCGCTCCGAAGTAGCTGTACTCGTTGCCCATCCAGCCTTCGGTGAGGCGTTCGTAGGCGAAGATGATCGACGCGGGCTCGTTGCCGATTCCCTGCGTGCCGACCATGACATTCACCTTCGTCATGAATTCAAGTTCCAGCAGCCGGGCCGTCGAGACATCGCTCCATGCCCCGAGTTCGGCATCGACGAAGATTTCCCGCGCTTCCTCCTTGTCGGAAAGGAGCACCTGATACCCGCTCGCCGCTGGGTCGACCACCAAGGTGTCACCCGACGTCCGCGGGTTGCGCTCCAGCCGATACTCGGAGACCTTGTACTGGCCTGCGCCGAAGACCTCGAGCTTCGTCCCGAGCTGCATGTCTGAGTAGTCGGTGCCCGGTTTGCGGGCGAGCGCCGCGGTCAGGTCTTTGTTGCCGCCCGGAGCGGTGTCGGAGTCGGTGAGTTCTTCGAGGACGTCGGCTGCGTCCGGCTCGTCTTCTCCCCAGCGCCTTACGTGCCCTCCCGGGGTCGTGGCGATGAGGTACTGGCGCATCGGGGGCTTCTCGATGACGCGGAGGAGTTCACCGCCGGTCTCGGGATAGAGTTCTTCTTCCGGGAAGAGGTCTTCTTCCGGGAAGAGCGCTTTGGGGGACACCTACGACTGCCGCTTCTCACGCGTAGTGACAGTCATGCCTGCACCAGATCTCCCGCGACCTTGACCCAGCGAATCGCCTGCCCGGTGACGCCGCCTTCGCTGACCCAGACCGTCTTCGGCGGGTCGGCGTCAGGAATCGCCATGCTGACCGCTTCGGCACCCTGGATCGTCGTCCATTCGTGGGTGCCGTGGTTGCGCGCGAAGACCTTGATTTCGTCATCGAGCCAGCCGAGGAAGAGGCTTACGAGTGGGTCGCTGTCCCCCGGTTCGGTGCCGGTGTAGGCGGTCGCCGAGGCGTTGATCGTGATCAGGTCCCGCGTGCCCGCCGGGAGCAGTCCGGCGTCGCCCTCGAGGATCGCCGAGCAGGTGAACTCCAGCGTCTCCCCCGCGGCGAGCGTCGTGGTGCTCTGGTTGCCGACGTAGAGGACCACGTAGGCCGAGCCGGACGGCGCCTGCCCCGCGACTTCGGAGCGGAATTTGCCGGTGCCGGTCGCCTGGTTGCCGTAGAAGGTGTCGAGCACTTCGCCGCTTTCGGTGAGGAACTGCATCGCCAGGTTGGGACCGGCGGCGCCCTTGGTGGTGACGTTCAGGTCGGCGGCGTAGGCGTAGACCTTGCCGGGGGTCGCTTTCAGTTCTTTGTTTCCCGAGGTGCGCCTGAACCGGGCGGCGCCGCTCGTGCCGGTCGCGTGGGCTTTCAGGTGGAGCAGGAAGTGGACCGCGACGGTGATTTCGTAGCCGCGCACGTTGCGCCAGTAGAACTCCGACACGTCGCCGCTCTGGAGCGTTTCCGAGTTGCAGAGACGCATGCGGCAGTAGGCGGCCCCTGCGGGCGCGAGGGCGGTGACGGTGAGCGTCTGTTCCCCGGTCGCCGTGACCGCGGGGCTGTCGACGCTGGAGATCGCGGCATTCGCGGCCGTGTACCAGGTGATGCGGAACGTCTGCCCGGTCGCCGGCTTCTGGACGATTTTCGTGTCGACCTTCAGGTGGTAGAACGTGCCCGGCGTCACCACGAAGAGGCCCGGGGTGGCGGCGGTTTTGCTGCACCACACCTGGGCCGTTTTTTTGGCGGCCGTGCAGGTGGCCTTGAAGTAGCCGGCGGATTCGCCGCTCCACGCGGTGCTCAGTTCGAATTTTTCTTTCGTCACCCCGGTGCCGCTGACTTCGGAGAGCCAGTTGGTGAGGCTTTTGAGGTTGCCCGACGCTTCCGGGACGAGGTTGGTCAGGCCGGTGACGACGCCGTTGAAGTCGGTCCCCGCCGAGAGGTCGTCGAGGACCACGCCGCCGCCGATGCTCGACTGCCAGCCGGTGAGCCCGAGCGAGAAGTCGCCGTTGGGGACCACGACCGGGGTCGAGTTTTCGACCGTCGCCAACTCCGGCAGGAGGACGTGGCGCTTGATCAGGTCGTAGCAGTCCTTCGCGTTGTGGGTGTGGCCGGATATCGCCAGCTTGACGATCGGATATTCGTTCAGCAGTTCGCGGATCTGCCGATCGGGGTTGATCGCGAAGAAGGCGAGCGTCGGCGTGTACTGGTTCTCGGTGACGCCCGGTCCGGCGCCGACCACGGTGTGCATGAGGGGGTTGTGGTTGACCCAGATCACCGGGCGCCTCGCCGCTTTGAACTGGGCCTCCATCCATTCGAGCGTGGCGGCAGACAGCGTGTACGGTTCGACATTCGCGTCGGGGGCAGTGAACACGCCGATCGCGAAGCCGAGGTCGCGGGTGTAGTTCTGGGTGAGGCCGTAGGCGGCGGAGGCGGTGGCCGAGCTGCGACCGAACATGTCGTGATTCCCCATCGGGGCCGACCAGTCCTCGGGCAGGCCGTCCAGCAGAGCCTTCGGCAGGGAGTCGGTGTGCGGGGAACTGTCGGTGAGGTCGCCGAGCTGGATGCGGTGGGCGACCGGGATCGGATGCGCCGCGAGGTCGGCGGCGACCGCTTCGGCGCGGGCGGTCCCGTCGTATTCGGCGCCCGTGTGCATGTCGCCCCAAAGGTGGATTAGGCGGTGGCGCGGCGAGAGGACCGTCATGCGGTTTCGATCCAGATATCGCCGTCGACCATGTGTTCGGGCTCGACGCTGCCGATCCAGGTGTACTGCGCGAACTTGGTCCCGCGGGCTTTGCCGGCGACCGCGCCGTGGACGATCACGCCCATCGCTTCCGCCTCGGTGAGACTGTCGGTTACCACCGAAGACGGCAGTTGCGATTCGGCCAGCTTGCCCGCTTCGAGGTCGGCCTTGCCTTCGGTGATGCGCTCCTCGAGGTCGTTCATCCCCGCTGCGTTGAGCTTCGTTCCCCCCGCTTTGGAGTTTTTCCATAGCTTCTGCGCGAAGGCCACTTACGGCTCCGGTACCGTGGCGCCGTTGTCGTCCCAGACGTTGTCCGACCAGACCGTGGGGCCGGAGAAGTAGGCACCCACGCCGTAGTAGCCACCCAGCGGGAAGTAGCCGTTCGAGTCGGTGCTCCCGGTGCAGGTCGTCCCACCCGAGCTGGATTCGTAATGAGCGCCTCCGAGACACCGCGCGAAACGGTTGCCGGTGATCGTGGTCGTGGCATCAGCCGGAGCGGTGTTGTTGGCCTGCGGGTAGAGCAGGAACCCGCCGCCGGCGAGCAGGGAGTTCTTGACCGTGAACTGGTTGCCGCCTGAGTCGCCGAAGACGGTCGCAGTCTGTCCTTCGGCATTCAGCAGCGTCGAATGTTCGACCGTGACCGCTTCGTTCCAGATGTAGACGTCCTCGGCGTGGGCGCCGGAGAAGATGTTGGTGATCGCGATGTAGGAGTCGCGGATCGTCGGGTTGCCGTATTCCACGCAGTCCGCGCAGCCGACGAAGTAGTCGCCTTCGAGCGTGATGTGGCTGCCGCCTGCCCAGACCGCGTTCTGGATCGGTTTCGAGACGGCGACGACTTCGCTGTCGACGATCCTGACGCCTGTGTGGCCGTTGACCACGATCGCCTCCGAGCCGTTACCCGTGGCGGTCGGCGTGACCTTGACGTTTTCGACGGTGACGTTGTCTGCGTTGATCGTCAGCTGACCGCTGATGCTGAGGTTCTTGACGACCTGACCGGTGGTGGAGGCCGCGACGGAACCAGAGGGAGTCAGAGCCGAGAGCGGCGGGACGCCCGTGTTCGAACGAGCGGGGAGGCCACAGACGGCCGGAGACGCGAAGCAGTGCAGCGTCCGCGGCGATTCTTCGACCGATTCTTCTTCGACGGGGGGTTCAGTCGGGACTTCGACCATGTTTCCGGGAGGTCCCTGCTTGCCTTCGGGGCCGGTCAGCCCGCGTTCACCACGTTCGCCCCTTGGACCCTGGGGGCCGGTCGCACCCTGCAGCCCCGTGGCCCCTCGTTCGCCGTGGGGACCCGGCACGGGCGCCTTGGCTTCGAGGGCGACGACCCGCTGCTTGAGGGCGTTGAATTCGGCCCTGGTCGGCGAGTTCGTGGCGGCGACGACCGCAGGAGGGCCGATCGCGACGATGGCGATGACGATGGCGAGGAACAGCGTCCGAGATCGCATTGGACTCCTTGGTCGGTTGACGGATCGAGATGGGAACGGCTACGGTCTGCGCCCATGTTGCGGACGACGCGGTACACGGTCAGAGGGGTGCGCAGGGCGAATCGGGAGTTGAACGGCTGGGTCTCGGCGGCGATCTTGCTGATGGTCCTGCTGGCCGTCGGGGTTCTTGTCGTGCTCTGGTTCCTCGTCCCGGCCGTGATCGGTGGCGTGGTCTGGATCTACGGGGTTCTGGCGGGGATCGTCAGCGAGCGCGGGGAGCCGGCCAAGCGCCGAGGGGCAGCGATCGCGGGTGCCCCGTGGCGCGGACTGCAGCGGGCGATCGGCGAATGAGGCGCCTGGCGGGACTTCTGGTGACGTTGGCGGTGGCCGCGCTGGCTGGCTGCGGCGGCGGCACTGGAACTACGGGCGCTACGGCGCGCGCGCCTTCGCGCAGCAAAATCATCAAGTGCGTGAATCACGGGGGCGGCGTCAGTCAACAAGAGGTGCAAGCCGAAATAGGCGCGCTTCCTGCGCACGACGAAATCGAAACGCCGGGCCTTCCTGAAGGCGGACCCGGCGTCCTTGAAGAAGGTGACTTGCCAGGCGCTGTCATCACGGTCGACCTTTTCGGCACCGCATCAGAAGGCAAAGAAGCAGCCGAGATGCTGACCGAAGAAGAACCCACGGCTGAAGTCCATAGCTATGCAGGCGGCGCTGCCGTCTCAGTCATCGCTCGCGTGGAAAATGAAGGCTCGACCGTCACGTCGGCGCCGAAGGACAGGCAGCTAGTGGCGAAATGCCTCGGGGCTTGAGATTCGCGCTACCCTTGTCGAGCAATCAAGCGCCCCCGCGCCGCTCTAACGGCCGGGGGCATGGCCATCTGAACTGGAGGTTCGAGATGACGAAGTGGATTCTAGGAGTGCTGGTCGCTTTGGCGATGCTCATCGGCGCTCCCACTGCAAGCGCCGACACCGACGCTCTCGCCGAAGCGCCACCGACGAGCACGCCGATGCCCGCTTTGCCGGTGATCGAATCTCTCGAACCCGTGGCGACTGCCTATTGGGCGCTACGGGGCGTGACTCTGCCGCCGGTCGAAGTGTTCTACGTCGAAAAGATCCCGAGCGATTGGGCTGCGGCCGAAGAGCCTGGATCGCGGATCTGGCTCACCGAAGCGTTCCTCAATCAGACCGGCCGCGGCGGCCGCGAACTCCAGTGCATCGTCTGGTTGCATGAGCGCGGCCATACTGCGGGCCTCACCCACGAAAGCCCTGATCCGGTGATGAACGCCGACCTGGCCGGCGCCCCCGGCTTTCGTGTTCCGCCGAAGTGCAAGGAGTGGGCGCGCTCCTGAACGCCCTACGTCTCCGGGATAGACGAGTAGCAGGGGCAATGCGTGACCTGGACCTTGAATCCGTCCTTCCCGGAGTCGACGATTTCTCCGAACTGACCACGGCTCGGCGCGACCGCGATCTCTACCGGCGCTTCTTCGGGGCCGGAGACGGGAAGGCGCGGCAGGTCCGCCCCTGGGTAGCCGATCGGTGCGGCGCCGGCGCCGTCCGAGCTTTCGCGGTACATGCCCTGCGTCGAAAGAAAGACGCTCTTGCTCGCGTACATGACGGCGTCTTGCGGCGGGACTGGTGAGGCGAAAAAGTTTCGGTAGATGCGCACGATGACGGTAGTCGAGCCGTTGAAATCGTTGATTCCCACCTTGCCTTCGGCGTGCGGTTCGCCGCTCTTGAAGGTGGCCGCGATCGTCCTCCGCTGTTCCTGACCGGCGTGACGAACGATCACTTCGGCTCCGGCGTTGATTTCAGCTTCGAGGGTGCCGTGCTGCCAGATCATCCCTCTGAGAGTGAAGATGGTGAGCACGCCGGCGACGGAGTATTCGATCTGGACGCTCGAGCCTGCGCCGCCTCCAAACCCCACCACCCTCACCCAGTAGGTGGAGGAAAACCAGCGCAGGTAGATGCCTTGCGCCAGACTGCCGACAGAAGCCGACGCCGACATTTCGCACCTGACGCGGACTGGGCCTATCGTCGATCCGGCCAGGACAGCGCTGCGACCTTCCGAGTCTCCTTTGAAGGCACGTTCCGTACCTTCGGCGGTCCGCGTGAAGCCGCCTTTCGAACTCCCCAGTTCTTCCCATTTGCCGCCCGTGATGGCTTCGCTTTCTTTCAGCATGCCGGTACCGGCAAGGCTGTCATTGGCATCAACCGAGGCAAGCGAGACCGAGGACTGCAACGCCGCCAGCACCCCCGATGACTCGTCCGCACACACGAACCGCAGCCGGTCGATCGAGATGTTCTCGCCGCCCGCTTCCCCGCGGGCCTGGATCACACCCGCCCAACGCTGCGCGCCGAACGGCAGCGCCTTGACATTCACTTGGCCGAGCGGCACCCAGACGAGTGCTCCGTTGCCGAATACCTGGATCTGCGTGTTTTCCTGCGGTGCGACGATGTCCCCGACGCCGTAGAGGAGGCGTAACCAGGGAAGCTTTTCCGAGGTCGAGTAGACCCGCGCCCAGACCGTGTACAGGCCCGCGTGGGTCAGGAAGGTGGTTCCGGCCTTGTTGGTCGAGAGCACCGGCGTCCAGCCCGTCGAGAGTTTCGGATGTTTGACGACTTTGGTCCCGTAGGAACCGGCGAGCGTCACTTTTTCGGCGATGTCGAGCAGGCCCAACGCTTCAGCGTTGTAGGCCCATTCGGCCGTGTTCGCCGAGGAGTAGTTGCGGCGCCGGTAGTGCCACATCAGCCCGGCCTGCGCGTTGCCCGACTTGTCTTCGACCTGCATGTTGGTGACGCGGGCCGGCATGTCGCCGCCGACCTGCATCGTGAAGGCGCCGTCGCCCGTGAATTCGTGGGCGGTCCCGGTGACTTCTTCTTCGTACCAGTCGGGCAGCCGTTGGAGTTCGAGGGTCGCTTCGCGGTCGACGTCCTTGTTCTCGGCCAGCCAGCTCGAGGAGAAGTGGAGTTTGGCTTCGGTGAGGTCGGCGAAGCCGTAGCGGCCCGACTTCAGCACCCGTTTGAGACGCCCTCCGCCTTCCTGGTTTATCTGCGCGACCTTCTGCTGGAGCAGCACCCGCCAGTCGTCGAAGGACATCGCTTCGGTGGCCTTGATGATCAGCGGGATCTTGACCGGGATCAGCGGCCAGACGTGGTCGATCGGCGTCGACCCGAAGACGCCTTCGGCCATGAACTGTTTGACCTCCTGGTCGCCGAAGTCGAGGCCCTGCCAGTAGATTTCGATGCCGCCTTCGGTGAGGTCACCGGTGAGCCCCAGTTCGGTGCGGCCGGGACTCGCTACCTCTTCCGGGTCCAGGATCACCGTCTGCATCAGCTACCTGCTCTCGCGAGACCGCGCCGAGCCGTGCGGGCGCCGCGACGTTGCATGCGGTTGATCACGGCTTCCACCTTCTCGTCGTTGATTTCGACCTCGGTCCTGCGCTCGGCCTCGTAGTGGTTGACCACGACCTTCGGGCTCAGGAGCGAGGAGGTCTCGGCCGCGGTGCGGATATAGGCACCGGGACGGGTGGCGACGATCTCAGGACCCTGCTCGCCGACCAGCGCGGCGACCATGCCGCCCGATTCGTAGCCGCCCGCGTACGGAAGGATGTGGGCACCGTTCAGGGTCTGGCGCTCGACTTCGCCGATCGCTGCCCGTTCGTTGGCCTGCCGGAGTAGTTCTTCGAGGAGCTGGGTCCGTTCTGATTCCGCGGCGGAGGTCGAGGAACCGGCCGACCCGGCGCCGCTGCCCGCCACGCTGCCGATCCCCGCCTGCGCCTGCGCGACGTTCAGCCCAAGTTCTTCGATCGCCGTCTGCGTGTCCCAGATCGCGCCACCGACGCTGCCGGCGTGGCGCGGAGGGGCGAGCGCGGCGGCCGCGAGGTGTTCGTGCTGGCCGGGCCAGTGGATGCCCTGCACTTCCTGCATCGACTGCTCGAAGGAGCCGGAGCCCGGGAGCGGCGGCTGTGGTGGCTGGAGCGCTTTCGGGAAGCCGGGGTAGAACTCCTGGCGAGCTTCGCCGAGGGCCTTGCGGAGTTCCCCGTCCTGGAACCGGAGTTCAGGCAGCAGCGACCGTTCGTACTGGGCGTCCTGCCATTCGCGGCCGAGGATCGTCGGCAGCGCTTTTTTCGGGTTCTTCTTCTGCCACTCGTCGACGCGCTTCTTGACGGCGTCGAAGTGGCGCGGGATGCCCGCGATCATCACGTCGTCGGAGTGGATCTGGACTTCCCAGTTAGCCTCCAGGCCGGTCGCCTTCGACTCGGCGCCGAGGATCGTGTTCCGCCAGTCGGCCTCGGCGCCCAGCACCTTCTCGTAGGCCGGCCGCTCGCGGCCTTCGACGAAGGCTTCGTAGTCGTGCAGGTGGTTCAGTTCGATCTGGTGGTTGGCTTCTTCCACCCCGCGGACCTTGACTTCGTAGGCCTTTTCGGTTTCCGATCCGACCTGTTCCGGCGTCTGCTGGAGGGTCGGTTCGGTGGGCTCGAGAGCGACGACCTGTTCGGCGTACTGGCCGGCGGTCTCGTAGCCGCGCTCGGCGAGTTCGATGTTCTTCTCCTCGCCGGTGATCTTCCCGAGCTGCTTGGCCAGGTGGTGGGAGTAGTGTTTTTTCGCCTCTTCGTTGCGCAGCTTGTGACGGGCGCGCTCGAGTTCACGGAGGTACTTCTGGATCCTCGTGACGTTAGCCTGCAGGGCGCGCTGGAGTTTGGGGCGACCCGTGGCCAGATGGGCGGCGTGTTCGTAGGTCTGGAGCTCGCCGCGCCAGCGGTGCATCTCCTCCGCGATCCCGTGGAGGGTCTTCGGCACCTTGGAGGAGCCGAGGCTGAGGCTTTTCGTGTGGGCGCCTTTGAATTCACCGGGGACCGTTTCGGTGGGTTTGGAGCCGGCGCCGGGGCCGTGGCCTTTCGAGTATTCGGGCCACCGGACCGCAGTGATGCCGCTGCCACCCACCGACCCGACGATCGGGGAAGTCCCGACGACCCCGTCGTGGTCGTTGCCCTGGATCATTTCCGAGGAGCTGATCGCGAGGGCGACGTGTTCGCCGCCGTAGTCGATGACCGCCCCTGCCTGCATGTGGGCGCGGCCGAGCGCCGTGCCGTAGCTCGCCTTCCCCCAGTTTTCGGCGAGCGCATATCCCGAGGGGACCGGCAGCCCGTGTACGCGCATGTCGTCCGCCAGGAAGTCGCCGCACCACTCGCCGGGGGATTCGCTGTCCCAAGGTTGGCTCTGGCCGATCCGTTCCATCGCCCAGTGGACGACTTCAGTCGGCGTCTGCTTGCTTTCAGCTTCGGTCTGGGCCTTCTTGGCTTCGCTCGCGGCGGTCGAGTTCGGGACACCGAGACGCGCTTCTTCCTTGGCAATCAGGCCGCCTTCGGCCATGTGCGCCCCCCACTTCCAGGCGAGGTGCTCTTGCTGCTGCTCAGTGGTCAGTCGCGCCCGCGGGTGATGCGCCACGGCACGGGGATCGAACCGACCGCCGGCCCCGGCGGCGATCCCGATGGGGCCGCCTCCCTGGCGATGATTGAAGTCGCCCGCCAGCGGCTTGAACTGGCCCGAGAGAACCCAGTTTTCGTCGTAGTGGGCCTTGACATAGGCAAGCTGGGAGGGGTAGGCGCTTTCCACGTGGTGAAACGGGATGCCGAGGGCCGCGTAGACATCCGAGGAGCGAAGGTCGGAGAACCACGAGGCACCTCCCTCTGCCTGAACGTCGTGGTTCCACACCTCCGGGTTCTGGCGGACATGGGCGAACTCGTGGACCAGACCGCGCCGGACGTCATCCGTGACCCAGTCCCGGCTGCTGCGACCTGCCCCGGCGTTCGACACCAGGAAGGGGATCTCCCACGTCGGGATCTCGACCGTCCGACCCCGCGTCGTGTCGGCGGTTTCTCCTTCGCGACGGTGCGGGAAGGAGATCGCCGGTGGGCCCACGGCGCCGAACAGGGCGTGCCAGACGTCGTCGGCGAAGCCCCGTGCGGCGACAGGACCCCCCTCCGCAAAGCCATTGCGCCGCATCATGGCTTCGGCCTCGGCCTGGTGGGTGCCGTAGTTGTCGCGACCCATTGAGGATGCCCCGGCGCCCGACGCCTGGATGATCTGCGCGATTTCGTACGCAGGCATCTTCGGATGCATCCGAGCGAGCCCGATGGCCGAGCCGTTCCCGGTCCACGCCGGGGTACCGGTGAGGAAGCCCGCGATCTCCTTCGCGGCCGACATGATCGGGGCGCCGACGCCGGCCCCCTCCCCCTCCAGCACGTTGCTGAACGGCCCGTTCTCGTCGATCAGCGCCTCGAAGAGGGCGAGGATCGCCAGATGGGGCGCGTGAGCGCGGCGGACCTCTTCTGCGGCGATGTCAAACCGGTTGCCTTCAAGGCCCGAGATATTGATGGTCCCGCCGGTGCCGGTGCGCCCCTTCGACCCGTGCGCCTGGAGGAAGTGTTGGGCCGCGGTGTAGCCGGTGTGGATCGCCGCGTCCCCCAGGCCGAGGACAGCGCCTTTCGGACCCTGAAGCTGCGGTTCCGGGCCGAGCATCCCGCCGTGCTGGAAGCGCGGCACCGAGGAGTTCATCCATTCGAGCTTCTGGGCACCGACCGCCGCGACTTCGGGCGGCGTGAAGACGCGCTCGCCCGACTCCAGCACCACCGGGCTCATGCCGCCCTTCTGGAGCCCGTGGGCCGCCGTGGCTTCCCGGTTCATGATGAAGGATTCGTGGGGCAGCAGATAGGGGTGGTTGTCGCCCGTCGAGTTGCCAGGGACGGTGAAGCCACCGGTCTGGTGGCCTTGGCCTTCCCCGAACGCCTTGAAGGCCGACTGGTCACCCTTCGTGAGGCCCTTGTCGAGCTGGCCGGTCTTCAGGTGGAACTGAGGGAGGCTGGTCACGCCGAGGGCTTCGAGCACCTGCGAGGTGTTGCCGCCGATGTCTTCGAGGGCTTCGCGGACAAGAGAGTTCATTTCGCCGAAGGGTCCGACGACGTTGACGCCGAGCGCCTGCGCCTGTTCGCCCGCTTTCAGCGCCATCAGGCCGAATTCGGTGACCACGGCGCTCCGAAGGCGCCCGTAGGAGCCTTTGACCAGGGCGCCGGTCTGTTCGGCGTGGCGGACCTGCTCGAGCTCCATCTGGACGGCGATCGCCCGCATCTTGGGCGGCATCTGCCCCAATTCACTGATCTGGCTCGCGATGCCCTTGCGGTTGGCGCCTCCCGCTTTTTCCCACGACGAGACGAAGCTGTGGGCGATGCCGAAGGGGTCGTTGCCGGTGACGAGGTGGGCTTCTTTCAGAAGGGCGGCGATTTCCTTGTTGCCCTTTTCGACCGCGATGTAGCCTTCGTGCTCGCCGGTCTTGATCGCTTCGATGGCGGCGTGCATGTTGTCGGCGGCGGCGGCCCGCCATTCCGGGGAGCCTTCCTGGAAGGCCTTCGCGTTCTCTTCGGAGCCCTTCCGCAGCAGCGTCTTGATCTGGTCGAGTTCGACGACGTAGCCTGACTTGAGTCGGCCGAGGTCTTCGGCCTCGCCGCCGATCGCCTGACGCTGGCTCTGGGGAATCTTGAGTTCGGGGTTCTTGGATGCTTCGAAGAGGGCGGCGGCGTCCGACTTTTCGAGTGCGCCGGCGACGACATTGCTGAATTCGCCGACCGCGACACCCATCTGGATCAGCAGCGCGTGAACACGTTCGTGACCTTCGGACATGTCGATCGTCCCGTCCCGCATCCCGGCCCGGATCGCTTCGACAGCAGCGTGCATGGCGTCGGCGGTGTGCCCTCCCCACTGCGACGTCCCGGTCTGCCAGGTCTCATCGGCCTGATGGAGTCCCGTTTCGAGGGCACCGTCGATCGCGCCGAGACCCTGCTTCGCGTCCGAGTGGATCTTCCCCATGGTGTCCGAGAAGTGACCGCGGAGACTGGTCAGTTCGGCTTCTGACTTCATCCATTCGAGGCCGAGCGCTTTCTGGTGCGAGTTGGCCCGGTTGCGCCCGGTGTGGGACGATTCGCCACCGAACCCGAGGGCGCCCAGAATTTCTTCGGCGCCCTGGAAGTGACCGACCCCCGGGATTTCGGGCAGTAGCGAATGTCTGCCGTTTCCACTGGTGCCGTCGTGTCCCGAGATCTTGTTCGCCTCTTCCCCGACCTTTTTCGCCACGATGCCACCGACGCCGATGATGAGCGCCGGCAACACGATGCCCGTCCCTGCGTACATCGCCGATCCGCCCCCGGCAGCCGCCTCACCCGCACCTGCGCCCGTCCCCAGGTAGCCGGCGGACCCGGACGCGCGCATCCGAGCATCCTGCGCCTTCAATGCGGCCCAATCCGGCTCCCAGGGATCGTCGATCAGAGGAAGCGGCGCGACCTCAGCAGGCCCCAAGGCTCGCTCGGCGAGCGCCGGGTCCATCGTGGCGCCCGCAGAGGTGACGTTGACCGCTGCGGCCTCCTCGCCGGCAGCCGCCGCGGCGGTGCCCATCGCCTCATAGGAGACGGTGAGGTTGTCCACGGCGCCCGTCAGCCCCTCCGTGGCGGTCGTCAGAGCGTCGGTCTCGGTGACCTGGTCCTCGAAGAACCTGCCGATCAGCGGGTCTTTGGCCAGCAGGGACTCGAAGGGCGCCCAGAGCTGCTTACGAAGCAGCGCGAGCGGCCCCTGCAGGAGTCCGAGTTTCAGCCCGATCAGCCCGAGTCCGAGCGCCCACCGGGTGACGGGTCCCGTTTCGTCCATCAGGTGCAGGAAACCGCCGACGACGTTGAGGATTTCCGTCATCGCTTCGACCATCGGAGGCGCGATCGTCATGTAGACCGGCTCCAGCGAGGAGATCAGCGGAGGGATCACTTTGAGAAGGGAGAGGATCTCTTCCTTGTGCACGACGAAGAGGTTGTGGAGCTCTTCTTTGCCTTCGGTCGACGTCTCCCATTCGTGAAGGTGGGTCAGCATTTCGGTGAGCGTCGAGACGATCGCTTCACCGCTTCCTGCGTCCTGCGAGAAGATGTCGACGACGTCGCTGCCGAGCTCCTTGAGGAAGCCCTCCCACAGGTGGAAGTCGCCGATCATGTGTTCCATGTGGCCTTCCCAGATCACGAAGCCCTGGGGGTTGTTCCACTTGGTGAAGAATGCATCGACGGAGTGGATGAAGCCGCCCGTCGATTCGGAGGCCACGTTCAGCGTTTTGATCACGAACTGCGTGCCCTGGTCGAGGGCATCCATGGCCGTCGGCAGGTTGTGCTGGAACTCTTCCTCGAGGTGTTCGAAGATCCCGGTGCCTTCCGGTCCCTCCAGCCATGAGAAGAGCGGTTTGAGGCCCTTGTTGACGAGGGAGAGGTTCTGTTCGGCGGCGTGAGCGACCAGCGGCGTGTAGTCGTGGCCCAGGTGCACGACCTGTTCGAGAACCTTGGTCGAGTTGACCCGCGCATCCTGGGTCTGCTGGGTCCAGAATTTGCCGAGGGCGGAGCTGCTTTTCGCGAGTTCGAGCTCGGCCTTCCCGGCCGGCCCTTCCTGCTTCTCGACGAGGTGCAGTTCGGCCGCCGCTTTGGCCGCCTGTTTGGAGTCGTGGCCATAGAGCAGGACTGCCTGCTGGAGCGCCTTGTATTTTTCGGACAGTTGCTCGGTGTCGGAGATCGTCGATTTCGAGACCGCCATGTCGGCACCGCCGCCGACCAGCTGGGTAGCCAACGCGCCGCCGGCCATCAAGCCGGCGCCCGCTGCGGCCGAACCGGCAGAGCCGAGGACGCCGAGGCCGCTGAAGAGAAAGTGCTCGGCCCCGAAGCCCGCGAAGGCGCCCAGCGAGCCCGCGCCGGCGAGTTTGCCGCCACCCATCATCGCCCGCATCCACCATGGCCCGCTGCTGCCGGGGCTGTGGTTGCCCCACGCGAGCGTCGAGAGCGGTCCTTTGCCGTGGCCACCATCTCCGGCGCTGGCGAGAATCGCGGCCAGGAGACCGGCGTCGTCAGCAGCGCCGCCGCCTGAGTGGCTGCGGAGGATGGTTTCCCGGGCGGTTCGCGCGGCAGTCGCCGTGGCGACTTCGCCGGCGCCGGCGGTCGGGGAGGCCGCGCCGACTGCGGCATCCTCGGCCGCGAGGGCGGCGAGCGAGGACTTGTCGATCTCGAGCTTGACCTCCTGGACGATCGGCGCTTTCGCCATTGCCCGCACCGCATCCATCTGGGCGATGACGGTGTCGAAGCCCATCGACTCGGCCTGGAGGTGGGTGGTCACCGACTCCTGGAAGATGTGCTTTTTCAGCCCACCCTCTTCGAAGCCGAGATCGTCCACCTCGGCTCGCAGCCGGGTCGTCGCCGGATCCTCGAAGATCGCCTTTTTGATCCCGGCCTCTTCGAAGCCCAGGTCATCGATCAGGGCGTGCAGGGTGACGGTCGGGTCGGAGGAGGCGAGCGCTTTGACGTCGGCGTCGAACTGGAGGAGTTCCTTTTTCGCCAACGCCATCCCGTCGACCCCGACGAGGACTTTCAATTCTGAGGCGGGGATGATGGCGTTCACCTCCTCCCCGTCGATGGGGATTAGTCGGGCTGGTCGTGGTGCCGCGCGCCGTGGCAGTCGCGACAGAGCCACTCGACATCGAGCGGCTGCGAATAGTCGGGGTGATGTGCCTGTATCGGAGCGCGGCCGTCCGCGTAAGGCTGGCCTGGTCCATGGCACGTCTCGCAGATCTTGGGACGCACAAGGTCGCCGCGGTTCAACGCCGCGGCGACAGCAGTTCTCGCCTCGTATTTCTCTGGGTAAGCGGCCCGGAGTCGATCGCGTTTGGCGGCTAGACGCTCCGGGTTGTCGGCTTCCCACTGCTCATCGGTCGCCTTCTTGCGCTCGCGGTTCTCTTGCCGCCAGCGAGCGGCCGTGGCGCTACGGCGCTCCGGATTGCGCTGCGCCAACTCACGGACTCGGTCAGGGTTCTCAGCTCGCCATCGCACTCGATTCTCGGTGACGCGCTCGGGATTGTCCTGCGCCCATTTCTTTGCGTATTCGCGCTGGCAGTCCTTACAGTTCCATGCGGCACCGTCGGTGCTCTTGGCGCTCTTGTGGAACTCGCCGAGCGGCTTCTCCTCGCCGCAGCGGGAGCAGCGTTTGTACGCTGGCTCTGGCATCTGGCTACCTCCAGGTGTCCGGCCCCCGGGTGTTTCGACCACCGCGGGGGCGCTTTTACGTGTGGGGAATTCTATCTCCGGTTCCCTGCTTCTGCCTGCGCCTCCGCGAGGCGTCGCTCGTAGTCCTCGACCTCGACCAGGGTGTTCCAGTAGACGCGTTCGCGACGCGGCATCTCTTCGATTTCCCAGACGAACTTGCCCAGTCGATCGGCAAGGTAGAAGAGGAACCGAAGTTCAGTCTTCGGTTCCAGGAAACTCGTCCGCTACGGCGGTTTCCTCCTCGTCGGTGATGTCCATGATCTCGGCGATCTTTTTGTTGATCCGGGTCATGGCCTTGCCCGGGAATGGCTTGCCGCCGTCCGAGCCGTCCCTGGACAGCACCGTCGTCCACTCGGCCTGCGTCAGCACCGGAGCCTTGACGTACCGGGAGAGCGTGAAGGCGGTGTGCTCGATTTTGAAGCCCTGGATGGTGTCGGGCAGATTGGCCTGGATCGCCCGCTGCTCTTTGAAGCTGACGCCCCTCAGCAGCAGTTTGCCGCCGAGCTCAGGGACGTTCAGGTTGTCCTCCTCGGACTTGAAGCCAGTGCCGCTGGTGAGCGCGTCCTTGGTCAGAAAGCCGTCGCTGGTCGCCGTGGACGCCGTCTTCGCCGTGGCCGTGGGTGCATCGGTCATCTGGAACTACCCCCTTCGAGAGTGTGGAGAAACGGGAACGCGCCGGGACACCCCTGTCGGGCATCCCGGCGCGCGGTGCAGCGAGCGTCAGATTTCGCTTTCGCCGCCTTCGGTGGTCGGGATCCGTTCGACGCCCGACTGGCCGTTGTTCATGAACTCGACCGAGACCGACATCAGTTTCTTCGGTCCCGCGACGGGGATCGGGAGGCTGGTCAGGATCGCCTCTTTCATCCGAAAACGAGGGTTCGTCTCGGAGGCGAGGCCTTTCTTGGGGCGGAAGTTGATTTCCACCGTTTTGGCCTCTTCGAAGATTTCGCTGAGGAGTTCCTCGATCGAGCCTTCCCCGAAGTTGAGGAAGATGGTGACCGGGATCGACGCTTTGCCGAGGGTCGTGACGACCGTTTCGTAGTCGGCGTGCATCCCGGTCGAGTCTTCGGTCTGTTTTTCGCGTTTGACTTCGCCTTTGTTGCAGCTTTCGGAGACGACGACGCCGTCGATTTCCAGGCACATATCTCCGAGCTCGCGGGTGGGGAGCGTCATTTGGTCAGTCCTCCTTGGACTTTGGAGCCGACGGCGCTACCCGAGACGGGGGCCGGAGGCGGGGTGGTCTGGGGCGGCGTCGCACCGGTCGCATCGCCACTCGGCGCGGCTGCCGGTTTGTCCGACGTCTCTGAGATCGAGCCACGCTTCACAGCGCGTTCGATCCGCTCATCGGTCTCGGCCTTGAAGGTCGCGCCGAGGTCGTTCCCGCGGAAAGGGAACGGTCCGGTCACGCGGTATTCGGGCATGGTCGATGCCTTTCGGTATGGCTTCACAAGGAAGCGGGCTAGCGGGAGATCTCGACGAGAAGCTCGGTGCCGAGGAGCAGCGTGCCGTCGGGCTGTTTGAAGGCGCGGTGGCCGGAGTGTTTGCGCACCGCGGCCGTCTGCACGACATCGCCGAGGGTCTGATTCAGGGCGAAGGCGGTCAGCACCGGGCCGTCGCGCGAGATCAGTTGGTCGAGCACGTCCTCGTTCTCGGGGCTGTCCTCGCCGATGAGAAGGACGACAGAGAATTTCTCGATCCCCTCGTCGTAGTCGCCGCCGACGAGTTGGACCTGGACACGGGCCGGGATCTCGCCGAGCGTCGAGCGAATGCCGTCGCGGATCTCACCGAGGGTGCTCATTCCCACCACACCCGGTAGATGCCGCCTGCGTCGGCGACGAGTTCGCCGCCGTCGATTTCGAAGCCCGGGAGATCGGATTCGCGGAAGAGGCCGATCAGGTGTGCGCCATCGAGAGCGAGTTCGGCCTTGTCGAGCAGTTCCTCGCAGCGGCGGTCGATCGCTTCGGCGACGCCGGGGTCGCCCGAACGGTCGACCACGCCGACGAACCAAAGCTGGTTGTGGGCGGCGCTCGCGTGGAAGCCGTGTTCCTTGACGCCGGGGAGCTGGTGGAAGACGACGAACGGGAATTCGGCACCCTCCGGTGCCACCTTCGGGAAGATCGCCTCGGGCGCCGAGAGCAGCTCGCCGAGCGCCGAGTCGGTGCTGAGGCGCGCGAAGATGGCCTCAGGGACCGCCGTGGCGCTCACCGAAACCACCCCGCGGCGTCCTCGTCGAAGGGCTCACGCTCGGCCTCGAGCGCCGGGATCAGGTACGCGAAGCCGTGCGCAGGGTCCTTCGGGATCCCGGTCGTCCAATCCATGTCGTAGGTGATGCCGTCCGGTTTGCCAGGGAACTCGTAGCGGGAGCCGCGCTCGCCGGTCCCGAGCTCGATGTAAACGGCGCGGGCGTCCGGCAGTCCGTCACCGGCACCGATCTCACCCGTGAAGCCGTCTGCGTGTCCCTCCACGCTCCCGAGCAGCTCGCCGCTGACCACGGAGCCCTGGGTGACGAGGTTGAGCCTGGCGCCGACCGCGACCGCCTCGGTGCGCTTGTCGACCGACTCCATCGCGTCGGCCTCGGCTCGATCGACGATCTCCGGGAAGCGGCTCTCGACCACGACAGGCATCAGTCCGACACCTCCCTGACCTCGACTTCGAGCAGAAGTTCGGTGGAGCGTTGCGGGACGAGGATGACCTCGTAGGTCTCGGCGTCGACCACTTCGAGGCGGTCGTGCTGGGTGATGGCGGTGCCAGGTGGCAGCAGGATCACGTCGTCGCGCCGCTCCTCGATCCGGTCGGCGGCGCTCGCTTTCTCGGCTCGACCGCCGCGGCCGAGGTACTCACCACCAGCTTTCGGCTGGATGGCACACGGCACCGGTTCGGCGCCGTCCGGGACAGGCCACGTGTAGTTGGTGCCGCCCTGTGCGGTCCGTTCCTCGACCCGCGGTAGGACGATCGCCCGGTTGACCAGCACCGTGCCGAGTTGCCGGGCTGCCATCGCCGGGGAGACGCCGAGCGGTGCCATCAGAAGTCCCGGTGGTCGTCGAACTGGCCGCGGCGGAAGACGCCCCCGACCCGGTCGGAGTTCTCTTCCCGCGCTTCCTTGTCGGAGACGCTGATACCGCCGGCGAAGGGACCGCCTCTTGAGGCGACGACGCGGGCACGAAGCTCTCTCGCACGTTCGGCGAGATTTTCGGCCTGTTTGCTGTAGGTGAGCTTCGTGTCACCGGTCGAGATGTCGGCCTGCAGCGCGTACCGGCGCGAGAGGGATTCGAGACAGGCAACCGAGGCCCATTCCCGGTCGCCTTCCACTTCTTCGAGCACCGTCCCGATCTGTTTGTCGGTGAGCAGCGGCGCAGCGGCGTCGATGTCCCCGATGGCAAACCGGACCGCCGCGATGTCTTCGGCGCCCGGTGCCATCAGGTTGCCTCAGGCCGCGGCGGCGTCGATGGCCTTCTGGACGTCAGGCTTCTCGATGCGCCCGTCGTTGCCAGAGCCCTCGACGGTGCCCAGGTCGATCTCGTGCTCGGCGGCGAGGCGAACTGCGGCCTCGGTCGCGTTGACATCGGTCTGACCCGGGATCTCCTTGGCAGGCTCGGTCTCGGTCTCGATCGCGACGATGTAGCCCTCGTGGGTCACGATGGCTTCGCCCGACAGGCCCTCCTTCTCGAGTTCCTCCCGCTGCTCGTCGGTCAGCGCCAAGGCGCCTCCGCTGACGGCATCGATCGGCCAGCCCAGGGTCTCGCCCGGCGTGACGTCCTCGGGGACCTCGACATCGCTGTCGCTGCCCTCCTCGAGCTCGACGACCCGCTTGCGGGCGGTGTCGAGCTCCTCGGTCGCCTTCTCGTAGGCGACCGCGAACTCAGCGTCGTTCATCTCGGCGGCATCCGGCACCTTCGCGATCCTCTTGGTCCGCAAGAGGGACGCGTAGTTGCGTCCCTCCTCGTCCGGTACCGGCTCGCCCGGGGCGATCCACTCGTCGCCCCACTTGAGGTGCTTCAGGGCGACGAAGGCCATCAGCCGATCGCCCCCTCGATGAACACGCCCAGCTCGGGAGCGACGAGCTCGGGGCTCGCGGCCATCCGCATCTGGAGGATGTCGGAGTGGGCCAGCTCGTCGCGGCCTCGTTCGACCACGCCGCCCATCGCGTTGGCGACGCCGGGGAGCAACCCGGTCCAGGCGAACGTGTAGCCCGCGGTCGGGGTGTTGATCGCTGGAGCCGAGGCGGCGTAGGCGATGAGGACGGACGTCGAGTCGACGATGAAGTCGATGTCCTCCGTCGCGCCCTCCGCCGCGCTGTTCTCGACGCCCCCGGGGACCAGCACTTCGTCGACCCCGAAGAGCTCGGCCAGCAGCTCCTGGGTGAGGACGCCGCGCTGGGTGTATTTCACCCGGTCGACGATGTCGGGGTGGTCGCAGAGGACGTCGAAGACGTCGCCCCCCATGACCACCTTGTTCGGCCGACGGCCGGTACGGCGCCCGATCGTGGTGCTCCGTTTGCGGATCGTCTGGATCGGTTCGGAGCCGTCCTGGTCGAACTGCAGCACCTCTTCGCCGCTGGGCGACGAGGAGACCCCTTCGAGGCTCGTGCCCCAGACGCCTGCCTTGAAGTAGGCGTCCGACCAGAGACGGTCGAGGTGGATCATCTGCTGTTCGGTGAGCATTTCACCGGAGGCGCGGTCGGGATCGAGAGGCTGATCTGCGTTCGCACGGGTGCGGTCGTCGATCGTGTCCTCGAGGCCTTCCTCTTCGATGAAGTACTGGCCATCTTTCTTGGCCTTCCCGGCGGTCGGGGGACGACCTCCGAGCGGACGCGGGCCGACCTCGTCGCGGAAGAAGAAGCCCTTGTCCCAAATGATGAATTTGTCGGACTGCTTCATCACGGGAACGGTCGGGAAGACCTTCGCGGCGACGAATTTGGTCGGATCCTGCGCCCAACCTACGGAGAGGTCGGTCAGCCACGTGTCGATGTGGAGCTGACCCGGGGTCGGCTGATCCTTGTTGATTTTCGTGACGGTCATGCTTGAGGCTCTCTTTCTCGGCTCAGGCCGCGATCAGGCGCGCCCGGTCGGGATGATCTGGCGGTAGGCGACGACGTCGCCGGAGGCACCGGCTTCGAGCGAGATACCGATGGCGCGGGTGCCTCGCGTGGCGATTTTTTCGGAGGTGATGACTTCCGGCGTCGCTTCGACGACCTTTCCGTTGGCACCCGCCGACACGAAGACGCCGGCTTTGATGTTGGTCCCGGAGACGGCCTTACAGCGACCGCCGACGGCGAAGGTGCCGTTCTGGCCCTGCTTGGGCGTGTCCTGGAGGGGGAACGCGATGTCGCCCGCGCCGGCGAGGGTGATCGTGCCGGCTTCGGTGATCTTGACGAGGAAGAACTGCTTTTCGGACAGGTCAGCTGCGGCGGGCAGCGATTCCAGGTCGCGAGGATCGATCTTGGTGGTGGCCATGTGGCTCGTTCTCCTTTCGAGTCAGTCCGCGGCGATCAGCCGCGGACCTCGTCGAGGTAGCGCTGCTGGAGGTCGGGGTTGTCGCGCATGGCCTTGTCGAGCGCCTCGGGCTGCGAGAGCTTCGGCTCGGCCTTGCGGATCTCCTCCGCCTTGGCGGTCAACTCCTTGGTGGCGTCGCCGCCTTCACTGACGCCCGCGGCGCCCTGCTCCTTGAAGAGCTCGGACTGCTCGACGGCCTCGTTGGCGGCTTTGAGGATGCGCTCGAACTCCTCGTAGTCGGCCTTGTCGAGCTTCTCGCTCGCCGACTTCAGGATCGGGCCGAACTTCGACGCGTCGACCGAGAGGGCGGTGTAGTCCTCGGCCTTGGCGATGAACTCCTTGTTCAGGCGCTCGTCGCGCTCGGACTTGGCGAGCGTCTCCGCCGCCTCGGCGCGCTTCTCGGCCTTTTCGATGCGGGCGCGGGTCTCCGGGTCGGCCTTGGCCAGACTGTCGGCCTCGGCCGCCTTGGCGAGCGCGGACTCGACCTGGTCGACGAGCGCCGAGTCCATGTCGGACTTCTTGAGCGACTCGATCAGCTCGGCCGCGTCCTTCGGTTCCGGCTTTTTCTTGCCGACGCCGTACTTTTCGTCCCACTCGGGGGTGCCGAATTTCGGGCCTGCCTTCTCCAACTGCAGGTCGACGCCGGTGGCCTTCGCCAGCTCGAGCAGCGTCTCCGGGGGCAGATCGGACTTGTGAGCGGCGAGCAGACGCGCGGCACCCTGCAGGGCGAGCGTGGCCTGGTCGGAGTCGTCGGCCTTCTCGACCAGCGTCGCGAGGTCGGACTCCTTGTTGATCGGGTCGCCGAGCTGGTCGACGATCTCCTTGGTCAGCTTGGACATGTGTCCTCCTTGGGACGGGTCGGTCTCGCGCTTCCAGATCAGGAAGCGCATGGGCTCGCTCTGTTCGACGGGGTCGCGAACCGCTGCGCGGTCGACGAGCGACACCCACTCGACGTCGAGGTTGGTGAGGTTGGGCATGTGGACTCCTGTGCTGTGGAAGCCGTGGTGGGGCGCGGTAAGGTGGTCGGACTGCAACCGACAGTTCGGAGTAGAGCCCGAGATGTGGATATGAGAGGCAGAGGTCAGGCCGCTACGCGAAGGGCGCAGGGATGGTCTGCTGCCTCAGGGAGAATTGAGGAGTTGGTTGAACAACAAGCACCTTTGACTGAGCGATTTGCAGCCGGTGAAACTGTTGAGCTGCCCCAGCTCCTTGAGTACATCTGCGCACTTGAGCGAAGGGTCGATCGACTCGAAAATCGCTAGCGGTCAAGACGACGTACAGCCGCCTGCGCTTGAGGGATGGATCGGCTCCGCCGACCCCTACTGGTCCTCGTTGCGTTCAGCGGTCCCGCCGATCGAAAAGCCGGTCAGCTCGCCCTTGGCGACCTGACCCCAGACCTCGGCGTCGGCGACGTGGACCGCCATCACCCAGGAGCCCTTCAGCACCGGGCGTCCTGCGTACTCCATGTCGCAGGGGGCGATGAAGCTCTCGACCGGGACGGCTTCGACCTGCTCCTCGGCGTGCTGGACATCGTGGAGGCGGGATTCGGCGAGGTAGCGGTGCGCAGCCTTTTCGATTTCGGCCGCGTCGACCACGTCGCCCTGCGAGTCGTAGACGCCGGGGTGCATGACGACGCCGTAGACGATCTGCTCTTCGTCGTTCTTCCAGAGCTCGGAGGTGAACTCGGCCTTCTGCGTCTTCGACGCCGTCCAGCTCTCGGGAAGCTTCGCCGTGGCGCCGAGCGCCTTGGCCCGGCTGACGATGTGCGCCTTGACCTCGGGCTTGCCGTTGCCGCGACCGAAGGCCGAGATCGCGTTTTCGAGGTCGGCCACCGTCTTGATCGGGTAGCGACCGCCGACGATCTTGTCGCCTTCCTTGACCGGGATCGCCTTCCCTTCGCCGGCGAGTTTGGCCCGTTCCTCGGTGGAGTAGTCGGCCTTGTCGAGCGGGTCGAGGTCGGTGGTCGGCGCCGCGCCGCGCGCCTTGAAGAGATCCTTGAGGCCAGCCATGTCGCTCCTGTCCGATGCGGTCTTGCCGATGAGGGGGAAGTCGAGTCGTTCGCCTCCGATGACCAGCGAGAGCGCGTTGAAGGCCAGTGCCAGGTTCGGCACCTCTGGCTCGATCTGGTCGTAGGCGACGGTGATGTGCGGGAGAAATCCGTGGTCGGTGGTCGGTGGGAACCCTGCGCCGACCAGCGCTTCGCAGAGGCACTGGCGGAACTCGGGCAGCCCCGGCACGTCCGGCGAGGCGTAGGTGACCGGCGCGGGCCCGGCGGTGAAGTGACCGATGCCGCCGACCACGCCGGTCAGCGGCGGCAGCGACGCGGCGCACCCGGCGACCACGGTCGCGAGCACTTCGAGGTCGCCCAGCGCGCTCGCTTCACCGAGGAAGGCGAGCGTCAGGTGCAACGTCTCCGGCGGTTCCCCACCCGGCTGAGCGAGGATCTGCGCCACATCCCAGCTCGGGTAGAGCGCGACCATCGCGCCGGTCTGTTCTTCGGCCTTGGTGAGGAAGTCCATCAGGAACCCTCGTTGACCGAGTGGCCGACGCAGCTACAGCCGAAGGCGCACGGCTCGCCATACGGAAATGCACGGCACATCTCAGGCCGCTCGTCGTAGATCGTGCAGAGCCGCGTCTCTTCGTCCCAGTTACGGCAGGCGTAGTGGAGGCCGGCGTCCTCATCAGCGAAGTTGGGTTCCCCGCCGAACTCGATATTGCGCGCCCGCGCCTCGTCGGGCGTCAGCGGGATCACCATGTCAGCGATCTGCCCCGCTTCCTCATTGCCGTTCTCACCGAGGGCACGGAGTTCGTCGAGCGACCTCGGGATCCTGAACGCCGAACAGCAGACGCCGGAACATCCGTTGGTGACTGTCGCGGCGTCCGCCATCTGGTCTGGGTCCTACAGACGGAAGGCGCGGAATTTGAGTTCCGTGTTCGCGGCGTTGATGAACACCATCGAGCCTTTGTTGTTGAAGTCCTCCGGCGGGAACGGCCCGAAGAGCTCGGTGACTTCTTTGGCGACGGAGATTTCCTCGTCGGCGATCACGATGCCATCGACGGCGCCGGGGATGACGAGGGTGAATTTCTCGGTCGTCGTGGTCGAGACGTTCTTGACTTCGAGGAACACGAGGCCGTCGTTGGGACCGACCTCCATTTCGGCCGCACCTGCGACCACGGCGTTCGAGGCCTGTGAGACTCCGGCGACGGTGATGCCGGCGATCGGGATTTCGGTACGAGCCACGGTGGGCGTCCTTTCAGTTGGATGACGCCGGCGAGAAGACCGGCATGAGCGTCAGCGTGCAATTCGGATGAGTGGTCGGACTGGAGACGGCCTCGGCGGCTTCGGCGAAGCTGACCTTGCTTCCGCTGCGGGCTTTGCAGTCGGGGTCGGAGTCGGCCATCAGGCCGTCGAGCAGTTCGACTTCGACCACATCGGGGTGGTTTTCGTAGGCCGCGAGCGAAGAGAGGCGCTGGGCGTTGGCGGTCTCGGTGCGGGCGATCAGCTTGGAGCGGTACTCGGCGCCCGCCTTGACGAACCGCCCGGCCGGGACTTCGCGGCGGATCTGGTCGGCGACCGCCTTCCAGTCGCTCGGTGCCCGTTCCTCACCCTGCTTCAGCGCCCGCTCGAGGCCTTCGCGTAGCTGCCGTTCGATCGAGAGCTTGGCGACCCGCAGGCCACCGTCGCGCTGGATGTCCGCGACCGCGGGTTGCGGGATGTCGACGACGACTTCGCGCCCTTCGGATTCGAGGGTCTGGGAGAAGGACTTGGCGACGCCCTGGGCGACGCGGCCGTAGTGGTCAAACCAGGCACGGGCGAGCTTGCGGGCGAAGCCGGAGACGCCGACCTTCTTGAGGATCTTGGCCGCGACCTGCGAAGGCGATTCGGCCTTGTTGGCGAGGTGTTCGTAGGTGGAGGCCGCTTCCTCGGCGAAGCTCTTCAGCGCCAGCGACATGTCCCGGCTGAGCGCGTGTTCGTCCTGCGCCGCGCTCGCCTTGTAGGACTGTGCCAGCGGCGGAAGGTCGGACGTCGGGTCGGACTTTTCGGCCTGCACCGCCGCGGGTGCCGGGAGACCTGCCTGCTTGAACAGCCACCCGAGCATCTCGTCGTCGGGGAAGATCACGGCGCCGGCCAGCGTCAGGCGTTCGAGCATCTGCGTCACCGCATCGAGGTCGACGCGGCGCGTCGTGCCATGGCCGAGCTGCGGCGGGTCGATGATCGGGCGCCCGTTCAGTTTGAGGAGGCGCGGGATCGCGTAGCGGTTGAACACGTCGGCGACGCCGTCCAACCAGGTGTCGACGGCGGCCCCGAAGATGTCGGCCTTCACATCGACCATCGCGTAGGAGCCGACCTTGTCCTGCCCGGTCAGCAGCAGGTCGGCCAGGATCGTCGTGGCGATGTCCTGCTTGTAGCGGGTGACGACTTCGTTCGTGTCGATCTGCCGGGAGCCGCCGGTGGTCACGAGGTCGAAGGCCCAGCCGTGCGGCAGCACGAGTCCCTCGTCCTCATCGCGCTTGATCGTCGTGACGACTTCCTGGGCGCGGTTGAAGATCTCTTTGTTCTCGTCGCTCCAGAGGTCGACGTTTTCCGGGCCGGTCATCTGCGGGATCCCGGCGAGGTCGCGTTCGATGCCGATCGCCTCGATCTCTTCGATGTTCTTCTTGCGGAACCAGGCGACGTACGAGTTCCGCAGCATCGACCGACCCTCGGGGTTGCCCTTGGTGGTCCTGGTGCGGAAGAGCAGGGACTTGCCGATCGGGATCGGCCGCACACCACCCTGAGGCGGCTGCTGTTCCATCGCTTCGATGCCGCCCGCCTCGTCGAAGCGCCAGCGCAGCAGCGTCTCCTGTGCGCGGATCGGGAGCTTGCGCCAGCCGACCCGGCCGTCGTCGAAGTTCGAGGTCGGCAGTGGGCGACCGTCAGGGCCCATGCCTTTCGGTTCTGCCCCGAGGCGCCGCTTGAACACTTCCTCGTGCCACGACCAGCCGAAGATGAGCATCGTCATGACCTCGGAGATGAAGTCGCCCCAGGTGCTCGACATGTCGTCCATGCACTGCTCGACGAGCTCGGCGTCCTCGGCCTGCGCTCCCTCCTCGACCGTCCACTCGACGCCGCGGGCGAGCATTTCGACCATGAACAGGATCGCGCCGACGGTCGCGTCGTTGTCGGCCATCTCCCGCCAGACGTGGACGCGGTTGCGCCCGGAGAGTTGACGAAGCCACTCCTCCTGGACGAAGCCGCCGTACTGACGAAGGCCGGTGACGCCGACCTCGGTAAAGGGCGTCGATGCGGGTCCGCGCCTTGACGACGTGGAGCGCATCACCATCGGCCCCGACGAGGACTGATCAGAATCGGGCATGGTCCTCCTGTCGGGTCGAGGTTGACGGGGTGCTCAAGTTCGCCGCTGCAGATTGCCGAGCAGCACGCGCCAGGCACCGGGGGCGGCGATCCACCGGCCCGGCTGCGGTCGCTGCTCGGCAGTTCCGGGCCAAGGATTTGAACCTCGGCTACAGCACCAGCCCGGAAGGAAGGGGTCTGCCGCCGGGCACCGCTCCCATCGCGTGGGCGCCTCGATGGGTTGGTCGTTCGACGCCTGAGCGGGAACCGGTGGAAAGCCGCTCTGGCCCCGATGGCAGTCGTGTCAGCCCTTCCACCTGCTCGCCTTGCGCCGCACGATCGGCGCGCTGACCTTGGCGTGCGCCAGCCAGTTGAGCACCTGACTCATCGCGTCGACCTGGTCGTCGTGGGAGCCGTTGGGGAAGACCGCGCACTCGTGGATGAACTCGTCGACCCGCGTCGGGTCATAGCCGGGTGGCGCGGGGATGAAGTCGGCCGCCGGCAGCCAGACGTTCCCCGACTCGACAGTCGGCTGCGCCGCCGCGGCGCGTACGTCCTTGCCGCCCTCGGGCTCGATCGGGATCAGGCCGGGCACTTCACGACCGAGCGCGTCCATGACCGCCTCGCCGTTGGCCTTGCGCTCGACCAGCTTGGCCGATGCCACCTTCCATGCCGCGAGCGCCTTGACGGCCTTCAGGCTGTCGTTGAAGCCGATGCGCACCCGGATCTGACCGAGCAGATAGTGGTCGGCGCGGAAGATCCCCCACACCTGACCGACGACGTAGCTCGAGGCGGCGTCCTGCGATTTGCCGAACCGCATGTCCCACGAGTGGACGACGCGGTCCCAGCGCGGCGGCAGATCCTCGTCTCGCCAGCGCTTCCACCAGTGCTTCTTGAACATGCCACCCTCAGCAGGTGCAGGGCGCTGCTGAAACTGGCCCGCGTAGCCGTAGGACCCCTGTTCCTTCAGCAGCTCGTCGAGTTTGCGAGGGCCGAGGCGGATCGGCTCCAGCAACTCGCCTTCCTCGGTGCGCCGGTCGCCGGGAAGCTCGCGGCCGCTCGGCAGCGTCACCACGTCCGGGTAGACGAAGGGGTGCTTGGGCTCGTACTCGGCCGGTAGGCACAGGTGGTGCCAGCTCCCACCGCGCCCCAGCAGGTAGCCGGTCAGGTCTTCCTCATGCAGCCGCTGCATCACGATCACCGCGGCGCCTGCGTCGTTGTTGAAGCGGCTGGTCATGGTGCCGCTCCACCACTCGTTCGCGTTGACCCGTTTTGCGTCGGAGCGCGCCTGGTCGGCGGAGAGCGCGTCATCGACGACGACCCGGTCGCCGCCTTCGCCGGTGGCTTTCGCCTCGACCGACGTCGCGAGCCTGTAGCCCGTCGCCGTGTTCTCGAATTTCGTCTTCTCGTTCTGGTCCGTCGTCAACTGCCACGGGTCGTCAGAGAGCATCGCGAGGACGCCTTGGTAGCCGACGCGCTCGAAGAGCGTGCCGTCTTCCTTGCCACCCTCGGACTCGATCAACCGCCGCATCTTCAGCGAGTCACGGGTGCTGAGCGCAGCGGCGTAGGAGGCGTACAGCCACTTCAGGTGCGGGTTCTCCACCCACTCCCACGACGGCCAGAAGACGGCCGTCGTCAGGCTCTTCATCGCCCGCGGCGGGATGTTGATGATCAGCCGCAGCAGTTCCCCACGCGAGACGGCCTCAAGGTGCTCGGCCATCACGTCCACATGCCAGCCGTCCACGAACGGCGTGGCGGGCTCAAGGATCGGCCACGCCTCACGGATGAAGGTGCTCAGCGAGCGGCGGCAGCGCTCCGCGAGTAGCTCGTCGGGGGAAGGGAGGTAGGTGAGCACACGCGCTAGCCGTCCATCTTTGCGGCGAGCCGCTCGAGGTCGGCGAGCTCGTCGTCGCTCAGCTTCGACAGATCGACCTTGACCCGCTGTTCGATGCCCCCCGAGTGCTTGATGTCGACCCGGTCGCGGTACTTCTCCGGGCGCCGCGCCTTCAGCATGAACTCCAGCAGCCGGTCGGAGTAGGACTGGACGTCGGTGACGTGCTTCCCGGCGGAGACGACCGGTTCGGTCACGCCCTCGACGGCGCGGCGGTAGGCCTCGCGCTCCATCGTCTCGGTCGTGCGCTCCTCGACGTCGGCCCATTCGATCGCGAAGTCCTCGTTGCGCTGCCGCTCGACATAGGCCGTCTGCCGGGAGATGCCGATCTGCTCGCAGGCCCGGCTCACCATGCCCGTCTTCTCGAACGCGGCGAGGAAGCCGTCGCGGCTCCAGTTCTCATTGTGCGCGCGCGATGGGTCAGAGGCGTCAGCGTCGAGCGGGTGGCGCCAGCACCGCTTGGTGCCCTTCAGCGGAGACGCGGTGCAGCGCTTCCCGTCCTTCCGTTTGCCCGTGCAGGTCGCCATCGACTACACCCGCAGTTGGTGCGACGTGACCACGCACCCCTGCTCATGCTCGCGAATGAGCGGCGTCCCCACCGGCCCGACGACGCCGCCACGAGCGAGGCGATCAACGGCCCGGTCGAAGGCTCGCGTCTGCCGCCGACGCCGCGTCCGCATCCAGCGTCGGCGGTTCACCGAGCATTCCTTCCGTGCTTCAGTCGCCCACGCCGTTTACGCGCTGCACGGAACGGGGCGTTCTTCTCACGCCGTGCCTTACCGGTGATCTTGCTCATGCCGTACTCCTTCCTTTCGCACCGCCGCGATGCGAGGCCGTTGAATCGAAGTGATGCAGCAGTCTTCCCGATGTGCTAAGTTACTGGTCAACGCAACCCAGGAGGCTGAGTTCTCAGATGTTCGAAGTGATCGCCGCCATATCCGTCATCGCGTTGATCCCCCTGTCCGCCGTCGTGGCGTACCTCTACCTCGTCTACCACGAGCAGTGGTGATGAGCGAGGTCGAGAAGATCCGCGAGGGGATCTGTGGCGCCGCCGCAGCTCGAGCGGAGGCGGACGAGGCGAAAAGCAAAGCCACCGCCGATCTCGTGCGGTGGCTTCAGCGCGCGGAGGCGGCCGGGATCTCCCACAGTGAGGCGGCGCGGCTCGCGGGGCTCACCCGCAACGGTGCCTATCACCTGCTTGGTCGGCTCTGAATTCGGGATAGGGACGCACGACTGAACTTAACGCCGCGGGGATGAGCAGCCCGGTTGCTCGCTGCGCTCATATCGCAGAGGTCGTGGGTTCGAATCCCATCCCCGCAATGGCGACGATGCAGAGATCGCCCCGGACGCGCCTTGCGGCTCAACGCGCCGCGTTGTGAATAGGTCCCGCTCGCGTCGGCGCCTCTATCCAGGGAGGTGCGTGCGCGCTTACGAGCGGGGGAAGACTCCCGATCACCGAGGGAAGGGCGGCGACCGGGCAGCTAGACGCGCCGGATCCATAGCGACTGCGGAACGTTCGGGAGGAGGCCACGCCGTAGGGAAGGCGGCGGGACGAGTGCCGAGGCGGTTCAGGGCATAGGTGTGCCAGCGCCTCAGCGGTGTCAACGATACACATTGACACCGGACGCGATGTCGATCAGGGCAGCGAAAGCGACGATTCGACGCGCTCGTACTCGCGCCGCCGATGCTTGCGAGCGGCGCGGCGAGCGCCCCACTTCGCGCTCCAGCGAAAGAGCGCCGAGCCGGTTTCGATCCAGAGCGGCGCTTCGGTCGTGTGCGCTTCCCAATGCCACGGACTGTCGAAGAACGGGCCGCTTCGATCGCGCCGCACGGTGATCCGGTAGTTGCGATTGCCGTCAGCCACGTCGAGCCTTCCACCGCGCCCATTCGACACGTAGGCGCTTGATCGGTTCACGGTGCCAGCGGTAGGGCGGCGTCCACGGCTCGTGCTGCTCGATGACCAGCCCATCTCCACCAGCCCGATAGACCTCGTCGCTGTGCCAGTAGCCGGTGTTCGGATCGTAGGTCGCCATCGCCTCAGCCTACGCCGCGTCCCGGCTGGCGATGATCGAACGCGCAGCCTCGCGGTAGGCCTCTTTCAAGTCCTCGCGCAGCGCGAACCACCGAGGCAGCGCGAGGTTGAAGTGGAGCACGCTCCAGTCCGCAGTCGCGACATGGAGTCGTTCGGCGAGCGATTCGACCTTCGCCGCATCGAAACTCTGCTCCGCAGTCCAGTTGCCGGTTGCCGCATCCACGATGCTCAGCCTACGCCGCCCAACTGACGAGCGTAAAGGGACCAGTCTCTGCTTCGTGGGAGGATGAATGTCCCTCCAGGAGATCACATTGCCGGCCTGATTCAGGCGATCGGGAACCACAACGAGGCGGCCGACGGTCTTCGAGGATCTCAGAGACGGTCGGTCCCTCGCGCAACGTCACGCCGGCGCGTCTCACGCTGATCTCGGTCATGTCGCCACCCTACGCCGCCACTGCTTCACGCTCAACCGCCTCTTTGGGCAGGTAGCGCTTCACCGTGTTCGTCGCCACACCGAGACGGTGGGCGATCTTCACCGAGCCGAGACCCCGTCCCGCGAGCGCGGCGATCTCGCGCCGTCGCCGGTCGTCGTCCCACGTCAGGAACTCCGGCCGCGGCCGTCCGTCCTCGGCGTTGCGGGCGAGCAGGCGCCGGGCCTTCTTGACCCACTCGACCGTCTGGCCCTCGAGTAGGGCGACGACCAGGACCGGCACTCCCTCGTACCAGTCCACCACTCGCTCTTGGTGCTTTTCCTCGGCTTTCCCGCCGTCCATACGGTCGTTGTCGGTCAGCTCGCCGCTACGGAGTTCGACCCGCTTGGCGACGTGGAAGCGGAAGTCTCGCCAGTCCATCTCGGCGACGAGGACCAACGAGGCGATCCGATGCTCGTCACCGGCGGCGTCGGCGAAGTGCCACCGGTACCAGTCGTAGAGGGTCACCTGGGCTTTGTCGGGCGGTCGGTCGGCGATGGGGATCGAGACGCCGCCGGGTGCCTTCGACTCCGCGTGGGTGCGGCTGATCTTGTTCGGGTCGAGGTTTGAGGTCGAGCCCTCGGCGAGCATCTGGAGGCGGCCCAGCACATCGCGTACGCGGTCTTCGAGGGTCACGCCGGTCCCCTTCCGACGCAGCATCCGTCGCAGCCGTGGGTGGCTTCGACGCTGGCGGCGGTGCTGCCACGAAGCTGCCGGGTGTAGGCGATGTGGTCGGGGTCGGGGTGGCCGATCCCGTGCGGGCATATCCGCTCCATGAGGTGCCGGTCGTTGCGCCAGTTGAGCGGCCAGTCCCTCATCGCGTGATCGGATGGCGAGTGGATCGGGCAGGCGCCCATGCAGTCGGCGCGATCATGGACGTTGGTGAGCATCTGCCGCGCGCCACCGATCTCGACCGTCTCGGTCACCGCGTTCCCTTCTTCCGGGTCCTGCGCGGCCGCAACCCGGCGGTCCCCTCGGCGCCGCGGCGCTCACCCTTCTGGGCTCGTAGGAGGGCGATCCGCTTGCGGTTTTCGGCTGCGGTGAGAACGTGCGCCTTCATGACGGGCGCCCCTCGTGATCCCAGCGGAGTCGGGATATTGCGATGCGGTGACGACTGAGGGCGGCAGTGTTCAAGCTGCGACGACCTCCAAAGTCGGGCAGCGACGGACCCAGCGATCACCGACGCGTACGGCGGGACGGTTGACCGGCCGCATCTCGGTGCCGCGATCGGAGTCCTCAAAGTTCGAGCCGAGCCAGACCTCTTCGCGGCCCTTGTACTGATGGACGGTGGCGAAGTCGAGAGAGCGCTCGTCGAGGTTCCGGGCGTCGACCGGCCCACTGCCCATCATCGTCACGACGTAGTTGCGGTTGAGCGGCCGCAGCCTCCGATCGACAAGGATGACCTCCGCCGGTTCGTGCTCGCCGTCGTGCTTCCACCGCAGCCCACAGACAGCACCACCATCGAGCATGTAGCCGCAGCCAATATCCGGCGTGTTCAGGCTCAA